TGTCCGCGCCGCGGCAATCGAGCCAGCCGCCCACCGTGCTCAGCCGAGGGAACGACGCCTTCGTGTCCGCGCCGCGGCAATCGAGCCAGCCGCCCACCGTGCTCAGCCGAGGGAACGACGCCTTCGTGTCCGCGCCGCGGCAATCGAGCCAGCCGCCCACCGTGCTCAGCCGAGGGAACGACGCCTTCGTGTCCGCGCCGCGGCAATAGAGCCAGCCGCCCACCGTGCTCAGCCGAGGGAACGACGCCCGAGTGTCCGCGCCGTAGCAATCGAGCCAGCCGCCCACCGTGCTCAGCCGAGGGAACGACGCCTTCGTGTCCGCGCCGCGGCAATAGAGGGAGCCGGTTATCTCCTCGACTTCGGAGTAATCGTCGCTCGGATTGAAAGTCACGTCGCCTGTGATTTTCTTCATCTCATCCCCCTTGCTTTTTGATGTCATAGAGAGTGTATAAACCCTTGGGTTGTCATTGTCAAGGGGTAAAATATGGAGTCCGTAGCCGTGAAAACTAGCATCAAAGTCTACTCCTTCGAGGTGAGATGCTCCACGAAACCAGACAGCAACTCGATCGCGTCCTCTTGCAACGCAGCCAATGTCTCGAACTGCCCCTCTCTCATGAACGCGATCCGCCGTTTCCCCTGCACGCCGTCGTGACACTTTCGGCAGACACGAGCGACGACGTGATCACTGCCCTTCTGCCCGAGTCCGTGGTCACCTAGATGGTGGAGCTCACAACCGGGAACGCGGTCGCCAGTCAGCCGCCAGCAGAGACAGCACTTCCCGCCTTGCCGCTTCGCCCAGGAAAGAAAGTCGCGGTCACGCACTGGCATCACGTCACTTGCTCCGTTGCGACAAGGTACAACAGCAACAGGATGGCTGCTCCAAGAATGAACCAAACGGCCGCGACGATCGGAGATGCGCGCACTGACCTTGTCCATCCGGCCGACGTGTGCCATCCGTATCTAACCCAAATGGCGAACTCTACAACAGCGGCCACCAACATGATGATCCCGAGCGTCCAGAGCATGATGACGACGGCCACAAATGAAACTTTGTCGCCCATGTCATATCTCGCTCGTCTTCGCGCCTAGGCGCTTCTGCCAGTTCACGATCTTCGCGCGGTACCACTCGCACCGATAGCCCTTCCAGTACAGACTCGGTGTGCTGGTCCGGTTGTCGATCGCTCTCTTCTTGAACTCGCGCACGTTGTACTCGAAGCCCATCCCAAGCGAGAACACCTCGGCCATCGGTATCGGCGGCAACCCCTCCTTGTTGAACTTCGGTCGGCACATGCCCTTGTCGCAGCGCCAAAGGACATGAAGCGGAGCTCCATCGAGCCCAGAGGTGTTGAACTGAACAGCACCTCGTGGGTCGTTCAGCGTCTTCGCGATGTCCGCGTAGGTGTGAGAGATGCAGAGTCGACTACGCTTCAACGTCCCGTGCTGATACCCCCACTTGCGCGGATACTTCCCGAGCGCACACCTGTCGAACCCGCACTCGTTCGCAGCAACCCCGGCTATCTCCCACGGGTTCAACTGGATGCCGTTCACGCTGCCACGGTCAGAGTACTCCGACGCCAGCCAGACGATACGGTGAGCCCACTCGATTGCCGCGCCGACTTCCTCCTCCTCGGTGTACGTCGTCCCGCACTCCCACCAACGACCGCCGCCCTTCCACTTGCCGACCTTCCGCACGCCTTCCGCGATTCGTCCGATGAGCCGAACCCTCTCAACCTGCTCTGCTGTCAACGCCGCCGGCTTCTCCTCCTCCATCTCTGTCGTTGAGTACGGATCAACGCCGAACAATTCACCGACGTCCTCGAACGATTCGGACGACCTGACTTCCACGACCTGGCTCTCGGGCGGCGGGCTCATCTCAACCGATGTGGATGCCGCCAGGATGAACGCAAGCGCCGCCGCAATCAGGCTTGCCGCAACTAGGCTCGCCGCTGTGGTGCATCGTTTCATATCGCACCTCCTTGCGGCCACCCTACCACGCCTCGCGAGAATTCGCCTTTCGCTGGCACCTACTTTCCATCCTTATTCGCTAATCGCAGCACCGCACCGAGCATCTCTTTGTTCGCCGCCGCGCACACTTTGAACAGGTGTCGTATCTCGTCGGTCATCTCAAACCACTGGAGACCAATCTCTCGAATTTTCTGACCGTCCGCGTTGAACACAAGCACGTTGAGCCAGTCGTTCGTCCAACCTGGGCCGGTAGCATGCTCCGCGTGCGTTGCGAGAACCACTTCTCTGTCTGCGAGTTTGAAAGCCATTATTCCCACTCCTTATCTCCCGATGCGAAACGCTTCTTTTCGAAGAAACCAGTTTCTCTTTGTGCGCTCTCCTTCTCTTTCGGCTTCTCGTTCGAATCCCAAAACGCGCCGTCTTCACTCGCATCCCATGAACGAAACTGTTGATACTCACCACGAAACCACAACGGGATTGTTCCTATCTTTCCATTTGACGCCTTTGCGACAATCGCTTCGCAGCGCCGATCGGTGTCAGCCTTTTGACTGTAGTAGCCTGGGCGGTACAGGAAGATGACGGTGCGCGCGTCCTCTTCGATGGTGCCAGACTGTCGAAGATCTGAAAGCACTGGACGCTTGTCTGGTCGTCCCTCATTCGCCCGGCTGAGTTGTGCCAGCATCAACAGCGGGACGTTCAACTCCTGGGCAAGTCGCGACATGGCATCGCTCGCGTCGCTCGTAATCTCAGTTGGCGATTTCCCTTTCCCTTGAATCTTTCGAAGGTGGTCGATAACCAGCAGGTCAAGCCCGTTCTGATTCTTATGCGTCATCACGGCCGAACGAATGTCCTCTGTCGTGCGATGCGGCATATCCTTCACCCACAACGTAGTGAGGCGCGAGAGTTTTGAACACGCATCAAGTATTCGTGAACGTTCTTCCAGTGTGGAACGGTTGAGAGTGAGGTCCAACAGGTCAACCTCGGCAAACCGCGCCATCAAACGCCGCGCTGCAATCTGTCGCGTCGATTCAAGGTCGAGCCTCAACACCCGATGGCCCAACATCGCAGCATTCACGGCGATGTTCTCTCCAAGACACGACTTCCCCATGGCGGGTCTCGCCGCGAGAATCGTCATGATGCCGGGCCATAGTCCACCGAGGGCGTTGTCTATCCCCTCTATCCCGGTTGGAATGACACCCTCGGGTCTCTTTCCTAGTTCAATCTCTGTAAGTGCTTGATGGAGATCGGCCCGTAGCGTCTCCGGCTTCACCGCATGCCGCATCTCAACAGCCGCAACTCGGGCTTGCGAATTTGTAATATAAGTCGCGGCCTCATCATGATCGCCAAACCCTTCGGCAACTACCTGCTGTGCCGCGTAGATCATCCGGCGCACCGTCTCCTTGTCGGCAACGATTCGCGCGTAGTGTTCTACATTGGCGACGGTGGCACACCTCTCGGTGAGGTCATCGAGAACAACCAACCCACCAATTTTTTCAACCTCGCCATTCTTAATGAGTTGGTTGCCGAGCGTGACATGATCAACCCTAAACCCTTCCGCCTCACATCGAAGCATGGCGGCATAAATGCGACGATGCGCCTCGATGTAGAACGACTCGCTGCTCAATATCGTTTGAACGATGCTCATCGCTTCGTTGTTCAGCAGGATGGCACCAAGCACGGCACCTTCGGCTTCCTTGCTATAAGGAGGCACGCGCCCTTCGGTGAGGCGCGGTGTATTCTGCTCACTCATTCGCGTCCCAACCTATCAGCCATCTTCGCGACGACTTCCGTGAGGTCGACAATCTTGCGTGGAGGCTGTTCAACTTCGTTGTGCCCTCCCCTCCATTGCTGCTGAAACTGACCAGCCGGCCGCGGGTTGTCTTGCTCGCGTGTGGCCGCGTTCCACAGGAACTTCCCGAGATCGCGTTTCGCACGGCCCGGGTTGGCGACGGTCCACCCGGCGAGTTTTCCGATGAGGGCCGGGACGTCGACAGCGGGACATGACTTCTCGAGGTTCGCAGCCAGTTGGGCAGGACGTTTCGCGTTCTTCCAGATTGTCTCCGGTCCCCTCCCTGGTACGTCGAACTCAACTCGCTGCATGGCTTCCACGATGGCGAGCAGCCCGGGTGAGGCGTCCGGCGGTAGTTGGTGTCCGGCATCTTGGTCGGGTGTCCTGTCCGGTTCTGAGAAGCCAAGAGAGAGGTCGCCGGTCGGGTCGCGTTCTTCGCGACCTGACACCTCCGTGCCTCCCATCGGGATCGTGGTCGTGGTCGGAGGTCGGAGGTCAGTACCGGGAATCCCAGGAATATTCCCGGGATTCCCGGTAATATTATCAATGTTCCCGGGAACATTATCAAGTGTGCGCTTTCCTGATTCATATCCAGCACATGCGAGCGGTACAGGATATCTCGGAGAAAGCTCACGAATCCTCGCGAGGATTTCCTGGCACGGCTCGAACCATTCACCATGAACCCTGAACCCTGAGAACTCCGCGTGAAGGTCCGACTCTACGCCGCCTATAGCGAGAAGTTCGAGTTCCTCTGAGCCACACGCCGCCAGGTCGGCTAACCTCGAAATCGGGTCGATGGACTCACCAATCTTGATCAGCCCTGTGACCTTTCCGCGGATAAAGTATGCGGATTTCAGGGCTCCCTTGACCAAGGTGGTTTGGCCGTCGCCGGGTCCAGGAACCCTGGGTTTCCCTGGCTTGTCTACTCGTTGGTGTTTCCCCCAGTTGCGGATAGAGTAATACCTCTGTTCCTCATTCTCGTACCTGATGATGAAGTGCGCGCTCTCCAACTCGGACATGGCTGTCCCTATCTCATCAACAGTCGCCAAGTAAAGACCCGCCTGGGCGCGGACAAACAGCGGGTTTGCTCGTCCGTTTCCGTAATCGTCTGCCATGAGGATCAAAGCAACCGAGAGCAGGCGTGCCCTCTCGCTGCACGCGAGCAGTTTTTCATCCTCAAGCCACTCGGGTTTTATCGTTCTGATTCTACCTGCCATCAAAGCGCCTCATCTTCCGGCGTGTAGAAGGTCTCGTTTGGTGCATCCAGCTCGTCCGCGGTTGGAGGGCAACCGTCTCTCACAGTGAGATCGGTGAGTTTAGTGAGCGTGTTAAAAACACAGCGGGGACATCTGCAAGATGTTCGAAAGAAAGCATCGGAGCCCACTCCCCGTGCCATATCGGCGAGCACGGCCGCCCCGATGTCACTAACGCTTTTTGGCCCTTCGTTTTCTAAAATTCTGTTGATGTCCGCTTGTGTATATGAGTGTCCCTCTTCGGTGAGGTAGCGTTCAATTTCTATTCTCCGCGCACTTCTCTCCATCTGCGCGATCTCCCGACGCCGCTCCATTAGTCGCGCGTTTGCCGCCTCGAGTTGTGCTTGGATTTCAGATTGAGACTCGGACATATCGGCACCTTCCAAATGGTTCACCTCCTGAATTCGAGGCACGTATGCTGCGATGCTCGGCTAGGAAGGGCCTTGCACACACGTACCCCGAGTTCAAAAGGTGAATCACATTTTCGAGCATCGCAATTTCTACCCTATCGAAGTCACCGCGAAAAGTCAAGTCCCTTGGATGTCCAACTTCATCTGCGGCGCGACCGTCCCGAGTTGTCCAGTACCACGGTCGGCAAGCAGCCGCGCCCGTTCACGAAGCGCCTCGCCGGCCTCTGTGAAAACGAGTGGGGCGCCGGGCTCCTCGATCGCCACGAGGGTACACGGACAGTTCTTCACGTCACGGCCGGCCGGGAAGTCTGACTCTAACGGCTCGACGTCGACAACCAACCGGTACCAGCTCCCTCGCTGCTCACCGAACGTGTCTCTGTGCTCAATCCACTGCCCCGCCGGCAACTGGTGTCGAACTTCACTCACCCGGGTGCCGACCGCGGTGACACGAGCCTGCACCGTCAGGTCCCAACCAGAGAACCAGCAGCCGACGTCCTCTAACAGAATCTTGTAGACGCGCCCAGCCGCCGACTTCGGATTATCAATCGCTCCAGCGTGCATCATTCCCTCCAATCTGGTTTATGAATCACCTCTTAAACGACAGCCCCCGTTGAGAATCTTTGCCGTTCGACTCGTGCGATTTGCCCGGCTGATTGTCCGGCTTATTGTCGGATTCGACAGCGAACCCACCGATCGCCAGGATGTCGTCGGGATGCAGGTCCAAGCACTTCGCCGCGGCGAGCGCCTGCTCTTTCGTGAACGCCACCTGGCCCTGCTCGAGGCCGCTCAGGACGGCCGGTGTCACGCTGAGTGCCTTGGCCAGGATGGCAGGAGCCACGCCAGCGTCAGCCCGCGCCCGAGCCACGTAGCGCCCCAGAGCGGCCTTGGCGGAGACGGGTGCCGAATCCTGCTTCTTCGAGGTCGGCTTGCGAACCTTCTCGATGAACTCTCCAGCCTGCTTCATGACGTCGGCCGTCGGGCCGTTCGGGTCGCCGAATGGGATGTCGTCGTCCTGCTGCCCCGTGGGCTCGGGTTCGGCGTCAGGTGGCGTATCCGTGCCATGAGCCTCGTCGGAGCCGTCAGCGGGCGCCGTGGGTGGCAGCAGCGTCTTCGCCTCGGCCGCCGCGCAGAGCTGGTTGACCTGGGCGACGGTCAGGCTCTTCGTCGAACCGTTCGGGTCATTGAGGATTTTGACCGTGGCGTCTCGAACATCTTCCTCCGAGTAGCCAGCGGCCTTGCAGGCAGAGAACAGCCGACGCCGGTCATCGGGCGTGCACAGGTCGGTCGCCTTGGGCTCTTTCTTCTGCTCTACGACGGTCGACGCGGCCTTGATCTTCTCGGTCAGCGTGCCCGTCTCGACGACCACCGCCGTTGTCACCTGGGCGTTCGCGTCCAGCTCATCCTCGGTGTACGGCAACCCGCCGAGCTCGTCGGGGAAGGCCAGCCGCATCCCCTGGGCGATGGCGACCTTGCGGAGCATGAACTTCCACTTCCGCCACATCTCGGTGACGGCGCCGTCCCGGGTCAACTTGACCGCGTCCTCGAAGTAGGCCGTCCACTTGATGGGTCGGCCGCGGTCCTTGCGGTAGATCGTGATCGTCGCGCTCGCTTCCGGTGGGTCACCATCGATCTCGATGTCCCAACCGTCGAGCTTGCCCGTGCGCTCGGCTCGCTTCAGGTAGGTCTCGTACCCGACGATCGTCGCCGCCGGGTAGCTGCCGTACTTGACGAGGTAGATCTCCCGCTTGAACGGGTTTAGGTCGTACGCCTTCGCGATCTGGAGAAACAAGCCAATCTCCGTGTCGGACGCGTTCGCGCAGATGAACTTGCGAACCGTCGGCGCGTCGATGGCTTCGATGCCTTGTTCGGTGGCCTTCTCGATAGCGTTCGTCGTCACTTCGTCCCTCCTGTTATCCGCATTCCGCGGGTCGGCTCACTTCTCTTCGTGTACTTCTCTGCGTCGATTTCAGGATGGTCGCGCAGGATTGCACGGCCATCGATCGTCTCTCTTCCTTCTGTCCAGCCAGCCGAGACGCGCGTGTTGTCCGGCAACTTCGCGACCACACGTTCGTCCATGATGGCCAGCGCGTTTCTCCTCGCGTCTTCCTTCTTTTCTTCGAGAGTCTTGATCATCTCGGACGCCACGCGGTATTCGTTCACCGCAGCGATGAGTGCCGGGTTGTCGACGACCTCGATCTCCACATTCCTTCCACTGGGTGCCACAATCCCGTACCCGTCCGGCGGAGTGCGCGTCAACACGCAATCCCACAGCTTGAGGCAGGCTTCCGCGATGACCGTTCCGAGTTCCGGGTTGTACTCGACTCGGGCGATCACCGGCTCCCAGTTGTCGCCATCGAACACCGCGACGTCTGCCCACTGACGGGCAGTGATCCGCAAATAATGAGTCACCTGGATGACCCACGCCTCGGGCAGTTCTCCCGTCTCGAGCAGCTTGCGAGAACGACCGGCACGCGGGCACTTGATCTCGAGCACGCCGTCGTCGTCAACAAGACCGTCAGCATGGCCAGCCAACGGTTCGGACGGGTGTCGTATCAGAGCCTCGCCGGTCACGGTCAGGTTCGGATGCAAGCCACGGTACATGTCGCGCACCATCGGCTCAAGCGTGAGACCGCGGCGCATGTCGCCGTTGATGGGTACGACCGCGCCCTTCTTCTCCATCTTCGACTTCCACACGCTGTAGCGCGTGCGGCCGTAGTGCTCGCCAAGACAGGCAACGACGGCCTCAGTCCCGGAGATGGCATCGGGAAAAAACTTGCTGTTGTCTTCGGTCATCTCTACTCCTTCTCGTTCATCGGAATACCGCGCAGGATGATGTCTTTCTTCGTGATCTTGCGGACCCGAAACCGGCCGCCATGCAGATCAACAATCTCACCAACGCGAAATACAGCATATTTCCCCTCCTTCTTAATCTCTATGGCACGCTCTGGTGTGATCATCTCCATTAGTCCGGTATCAGGATTTTGCATCTCGCTTATCTCCTTCCAAGCATTCTGTCCCAACGTCTTTGTTCCTCGGCCTTCTCTTCTCTCTGTCTGGATATGAATCGGTCAGTCTCGCGTTGCTGTTCGCATTCCCGCCGCTCGTTTTCGAGCCGTCGGTTGGCTTCTACCCGTTCCTGGCGCGCTCTGTGATTGGCCTCTTCGATTCGCGAGTTGGTCTCTCGAGAGCAGACACCGCTGACCGTTATCCAGATGCTCCCATCTTCGTTTGCGCCGACTTCCGAGATCTCAACATCGTCGCCACAGACGGAACAACCAACCGTGATTTGTGGGAGTTCACCAGCCTTGGTCCGCAAACGCTGGTTTTCCTCCAGGGCCGTTCGCAGTTCGGATATGGCACGTTCGGAACGCTTCATTTCGTTCGCATACATGAGACCCCAATATTCGCAATCCTTACACGTTTCGTTCACTTCGAAACTCCATCCTCTATGAATTACAGACCACGAATTTATCCGCGACGAGTTCGATTTTTGTTGTCACGTAACACGCTATCTCTTTCCCGGAATTTGGAACCTCAGCGCCAGCGGGCTCGGGATAATATCTGTTCTCCCAAAATTTCTCGAGTTGTGATTCCGCTTTGATTATGGAGCACGATAAAAGTATTCCATCTTGCAACGCACCGCCTAGATTTGTGAATTTCACACCTATCTCGGAACCTCTAAATTTCTCCATGCGTTCGACTATTTTTCCCCAAGGATTTTCGTGTTGAAATCGATATGGACTCGGGACTATTTCGCAAAGAATACATGTGTCCATGGTAATTACGATGTCTGCTTGTGCATCAATCCATTCTCCCGACAGAGACATGGATAGAAGTTTCCCATTAAGCAGAACTACCTTCTCAGGAATAGGTAAGTCGAACATGTTCATTTCGACACTCCGTCCTCGATGAACACGTCAATACCAGACGTTCCGACAACCTCCATGACGACGGTGTATCCGCGCTCACAAGCCAACTCCGCCACCGTCTTTCTGTTCTTCGAGTCGAGCAACGCGCCGTGTCGTAGGAACAGCACACGAAGGTCCGGATTGCCAGCCGATGCGATTTCGAACGCCACTCGCAACCGCTGTCCGTCCGACGCTTCTGACAACGGAGCACCGTTGTAGCAGACCACTCCGTCCCGGATGTCCACCCCGTCAACTCTCAGCGGTGCCTCCGCTATGCGTTTCGCGCGCTCGGATTGAACGTCGGCGAGTGCCTTGTCCACCTTCTCAGCTTCGATGCCGAGCGTGCGGACCTTGTCTTCGGCTTCGGCACGTCGCTTGCCGACGGCCACACGCGCGTTGATGGTCTCGGCGTTTGTGAGTTTGGCACGCAGAGATGCGGCGTCGGAACCGTTCGCCTGCGTCTCAGCAAGCGTCGGGACGCGTGAGTCGAACTTTTCTTTGAGCGCCTTGCCCAATTCCACGATTTGCGCGCGCTGGGTTGTTAGTTCCTTTGTGCGGTTCTCTAGCTGACTAATTTCAGCCTTGATAGAAGCCGCGTCTACTCGGAGTTCCTCGAGTTCGGCCTCATCTTTTTTGAAAGAGCGTTCCCACTCTTCGGCCTCAGCGATTTCTTTCAGCAACGTCGACAGCACCACTTCTTCGGTGGGGTCGCCGGGCTCTGGGCGTGGTCGGTTGCGGAGTTCTCCCTCGGCGTCTCGCACGCGGCGGTTCGCGTTGGTCCGCTCCTCGTACAGCCGCTTGTGCTTGGCGTCTAGGTCAGAGAAGTCGACACCCATGACCTCTTGAACACGCTTCGTTTGCTGTTCATCGTTGAGGGTCAGAAACTCCGTGGGGTCGATACCGAACCGACCGCATAGCGCGTCGAGCACGCCTTGCGGTTTCTTGAGGTCACTTCCGTCCGGCCCTGTGACCTTGAGCGTCGTGCCCTTCTCGGTGACCGCGCGCCGTACCTCTACCACCTCTCCCGCGAGGTCCAGCGTCACCACGCCCTTGTCCGCGCCATGGTGTAGCAGTTCCTTGCCCTTAGGCTTCACTCCGTCGAGAGCCCACCGGATCGCATCGAGTAGAGATGACTTGCCAGCGCCGTTCTCACCGCCAACGACGATCAGGCCGCCATCGGGATCGAACTTCACCTCGGCGAGACGGATGCCGAGCACGTTCTGAACCTCGGCGCGAATGAGGTGCGCCGAACTCTTTGTCTTGTCGTTCATCTTCAATCCTCCACTGCCTCAACGTGTAACCACCGCGTGCACATTTGCCACTCACAGTCGTCACAATATTCCTGACGCATCTGATTCGATCGCACTACGCAACCACACCTGAGACATGCCCAGACGAATATCGGTCGATCCTCACGAACCACTCCACACTGCTTGAAATCGTCGTCACTCATGGCACGAGCTCCCGCGGGTCGACGCCGAGCGCGAACGCAACGCGAAGCACGGTGCTCACCCTCGGGTTGTTCCGCGTCAGGATGCGGATGACTGCTTGGCTCGACGCGCTCATTCGGCGAGCGAGTTCAGCGAGGCTCAACTCGCGCCGGGCCATCTGCTCTCGCACGAGGTGCGAGAAGTCTTGAGGCTGATAGCGTTGTGTCATGGAAAGGAATATAAACCTTGTGGTTTAGGGTGTCAATAGGAAAAGTTTGTGATTTGTAGGTGGGAAAATCGGCCCATTCTTGAGCCGCTCAGTCGTCCGCAATCGGGGTGACCTCAACATCGATGGGCGCATCACTTCCGTCGCCGATCAGCTTGCGCTCGGCCTCGATGAGTGCTCGCAACTCGTCTTGCGGCATGTCGTTCATCATGCGGGCGAGCGCGTGTGTGTGGTGCATCTCGCCGGAGGTGTGAACGTCGACAGCGAGAGGCGCCTGCGTGCCCTCGATCTTCGACAGCAACTCTTCGCCCTTGAAGACACCACCCCAGGCGTGGTCCTCGGCTGCCTTCTCGACGTGCCGCAGAAGACGACGACGAGCCGCGTTCTTGAAGTACGGCTTGCGCCTGTTGTCTTCACTAGCCCACGACTTGCAGATCTCTACCTCAAGCAGGTCAACCGCCTTGTTCGTCATGCCGAACTTCTTGGACATGACGGCATAGATTTCCTCGCTCGAATACCACGAGACCAACAGCCGAGCGAGCACCTGCTGACGCTGTGCCGACTCCTGCGGCGTCACGTGCGGGTACAAACCTGGGCTCTGATCGATACGAGCCGGCGCGTTCGGCTCGTCGTCGTCCGTGACGAGGTGCAAATCGACAGGTTCTTTCGGTTCGTCGCTCATGCTGTTTCCAAAATGATTATATTTTCTGGCAGTATGACAGCCTCGGTCATGGATATCACAAGTCGTTCGATGCCTCTGGAATCGTGTTCATTCGCCGGAAATTTCTCGACCTTCCATCCCGATCCATCGGGCTGTTTTTGTCGATAAGTCTTACCGGAGTTTGGATTGATGAATGCGACGACGTCATCCATTATGTAGCGCAATCGTTTCCCATCGATCGGAATGTATTTGTTCAGCAGAAGGTGAACCCTCGGAAGAGAAATATTCCAGGATGATAGATCGATGTTTATGGAGTGTTTAGAAACCTGAGGATTCAAAACAGGGCTTCTCATGTTTTCGAGACACTTTTGGATCTCATCTTCTCCGATAATTTCCTTGCTTCTATCAATCAACAAACCAAACGTATCGCCACCCATCCAGGCGTGACCTCCAGTGTCGTTCTCAAGATCTAAAAAACACACGGCGTCGTATTGTTTCCACGGGATGATGGCCTTGAAATGAGAACCCAATCTTGAAACCTCTGCCCACATGTCGACCTCACGGTCCATGTGGATTGCACTTGCGCATGCCCTAAGTGCTCCGAATGTAGAGCCTTCATTGCTAGGATCAAACAAAGCGCTTATTTCGCGCTTTACCGGAAATAGTTTCTTCGGAATAGATCTAACGGTTACCGGTGCCACTTCGTTTGCTCGATAGCCAGGTGGTGTGTATCCATCAAGGAAACTAGAAAAATCTTCTAGCTTCAAACATGATTCAGACGATTTCATCTTCCATCCTTTCTCGGCACGAGCGTGCCCTGTCTCAGTTCGAACCCGATCGCAAGTGCTCCCGTGCCGTCGGTGAGCTGTCGAACAGTCAGCCGCGCCCATAGATCATCGGTGATCTGAATCTGTGTCCACGGCTCGTCGGTCAACGACACGGCATCACGGGTGGGCACGCCGACAGGATGATTGCGCGTCGGCCGAGCGTACATCCTGGCGATGACGTGACCCAGCGGGATCGCCTGCACGACTCGCTTTGACTTCGGCATCCGCGGGAACGGACCCGACTCGGCGACCGTCTTCTTTCGTTGGTTGGCCTCAGCCGCGAGCTCGTCATTCGGCAAGCCCTTTGTCTCCTCCAGGAACTTCCCGCGCTCGTCCTCGGGCAGCCGCAGCGAGAAGTAGAGTCGAGATGCTCCCCACTTCTCGAACTCCTCGGGCGGGAACTCCTCGACGCAGCGGATCAACTTGACGGCCTGCTGTCGAGTGACATGCACCTCGGACTCAATGAACGCCGCGTACCCGGTGTACAGTGGAAGCCCGCGGCCGTCGAACCGATGTCGCCACAACTCCTCGTCGCGAATCTGCCGAAGCAGACATCCGACCCGGTACAGGTTCGACCGGTGCACCCGGGCACACGTGGCGAGCTCGGACATGCAACGGTCGAGCCGTTCGGCAGGAGTAGCACCTTCGACAGTCGCGACCACGATGGCCGTCGTTTCGGTGTCGGGTCCGAGTGGCGGTAGTTCCGGCGCCGCGGTGTCCGGCCCGAGAAGCCCACCTTCACCGCAGAACGGACAGACGGGAAGCGCCGCGTCACTCCGCCCACCACAGCCGTCGCACTCGGACAACTGGATCTCGTGACTCGCGGCAAGTGTGGTGAACCTCGCCTGCAACCTCATGCAGCGATCGGCAAGACCGCCCATCGGGTTGAGCTTGTAGTACCGAAGATACCGATCCACGGTGTCGCGGTGGACGCGGTTCATGTTCAAACTAGCCATCTGTTCTCCGCTGGCGAAACGAATCAATTTCATTTCGAAGCGTGAAATTTCTTTCGTCCAGCAGAGCAACCCACCTCTTCACCGTGGACGTGCTGACTCCGAGATACGACGCAACGTCAACGGTGCGGCCGTGGAACCGTTTGAACAGAGCGGACAGGACTCGAGACGCCCGCTCGGGCTGGAGGACCACCTCACTACCTTGCTGCGTTAGGTGATAGGACATGCAGCCCTCCGTTGCATCCGTTCGTCGTGACGCTTCTCGCGGGCGTGATTCACGGTCGGCCACAGGCCCAACTTCTCGACAGCGAGGTAGAGTCGTTTGCGATCGATACCGAGGTCGTGAGCCACCCAGTTCAGCCGGCCGCCCCACCGCTCGATGGCTTCGACGAGCATCCCGCGTGGGTCGTCGGACGCGGTTAAGCATGTGACGTTGGACCGGAGTCCCACGCTACTCCTTGGGCTCGTCCTCGACCGCAGCGAGCGGCTCGCGCGGAATCGACGCCGGGTCCAGGATCTCGACCAGCCGCAGCATGGCGACCGGAGAGCCGATCACTTCGGAGAGCAGCGTCTTGGCCTTGGCGACCTCCTCAGCCGTCAGGTCGATGTGATCCTTCGCGCTGTGCAATCTGACCGCCATCGAGCCGCGAGCGACCTTCTCGGTGAGGTTGATGGGCGCCTGCGGCGACGGCGGGTTGACGTACGCCATGATCAGCGCACTGCGAATGGTCAGGGCGACGGGCTTGTTCACCATGACCGGGTTGCCGTTCGCGTATACCACGGGATCGCCGTTGTCGTCCGTCTTCTGAACCAGCGTGACTTCCCCGGTCGTGAACGGCTTGTCATCGAGCCCGGTGATCTCTTTCGACAGATCGATTCGCATTCGATTCCTCCTCTTGCTTTTGATTTTCTTTCGCGACATTGAGGCCCAAAGATAGGCCGAAGAAATCAAGGTGTCAAGGTAGAATTGCAGCGGGTAGCGGAGCCATCGGCACGCCGGGTTCTTCCTCATCCGTCTGGTCGGTGTCGGCGACCACCTCGTCGACTTTCTTCTCGACCTTCTCGATCTTCCCGTCCACCCGGGCAACGGCATCAGAGACGGCCCGCAGCGCCCGCGTGGTGGCGTCGGTATCCCCACCAGATACGAGATAGGCACCGAGAGCAACGCAGCCGAACAGGACATACGGTAGGGCCTTCCAGACGAGTGCCTTGAAGAACGTCCCGCCGTTGTCTCCAAAACGTCGGCGGATAGTAGCCTCGGTTTTCTCGGTACGTTCGACGTCCTGCTGTCCAGTGATCTCGTCACGAGCCTGTTGGAGTTCAGACTCGATACGAACGCGGTCAGTTGTTTCCAGTTTAGAAAGACGTGCGTTCGTTCCCTTGAATCCAGCGCGAGCGGGGCAGGACAATTCAAGGGCGAGCACCTTGTCGAGCTTCACGGTGTTCTCGTCGTGTGCTGTCTGCAACGTCCCGACGTTCGTCGTGATCACGGCAAGTTTTACACCGAGTTCATACCGTTGATCCGTGACGGACTTCGTGAGGTCCTTCAATGCGAATTCGAGATCGTGGTCGGTCATCGTCTTCCCTTTCGTCGCGTTCAACCTCAGTCAAGAGCCTCGCCGATAGCGTTCGTGCGTCTGCTACTACACTGCTTCCAACGCTATCCTGTATTCAACACCATCCACCAATATCTTGAGCTTGAAGTCGGGCGTGAACCCTGCGCCTATTGCCTCAACTGCTTGCTCAAGCATCAACCCAAGTGTGGCCGTGTTGTCACTGGAATCAACTGCATAGGCCAGGATCGAGTCGGCCGTTGCAGCAATCGGAACCGTCCCCGTGTAGAACAGATGGAGTGCACCGTATGCGTTTGCATTGGTGACCGTTCCCATGAGTTGCAGGGTGCCCTTGGAATTCAGCCGCATCTTTTCTTCAACAGCGCGGGTGCCTGCGTTATAGAAGGCCAAGCAAGAATCCTGATTGACAGAAGTCCAATCGTTCTCGGTGATGCAGGCAATCCGTCCCGCGTCCGCTACGGCCGGTGTTGCCGCGTCGTAGTACCACTGATTCCAGACGATGCCCGTGCCCGTGCCGTCCATGTCGGCCGCGTTCACAGTGTTCGTGATTTCGAGAAAATCGACAACTGATTTCGCGGTGCCAGCGCGCTCCAAATCAAATGGTGAAGTCGGCGTACTCGTTCCAACGCCGACGCCGAAACTACCAGCCGCGCCACCTGTCAACGGTGCACAGGTCAATACCCTCACCGGATCATTCGTCGTCGTGCCCGCCGCGCCAACGGGAGTGCACCACATGGAGGACAGCGCGAAACCAGTGCCGGTTGCTTGACCCGGCTTGAGCAACAACTCGCCACCGTTTTTATCCGTAGCAAGTAGCGTCGCCCCGCCCGCTATCAGGCTGAGCGAGTTGCCTGCGGTGTTCGCGGTGGTGTGACGTTGCATCTTGACGCCCGCAGCGGAGGTGCCGAGCATGGCGAAGTTTTCACCAGAAGCGGGCGAGCATCCGAGCGAACCAATACCATATTGATTCATAACTCCGAAATACGCAGCCCCGGTATTCGACTTGAATGCAGTCACACCGACAGAACCGGCAAGAATAAGTGTTGCTCCAGAGGCGTAAACAGTCCCACCGTTACCTCCGAGCACAAGATTGCCCAACGAATCAACGGCAAAGCACGAAATCGATCCACAGTGAATTCGTCCAGAAGTAGTATTTACCGTCGCGCTTCCCGCAGTTACAAGACTCGCATCCGCCACTGATATTTGATATGTTATCCCCGTGTTGTTGTTGACCACAGGGGATGCCGCAACACGATAAAGCGGGGTAACCGTACCCTGCTTGCTCATGTACACATTGCGATAAGTCACATTCTGATCGGCGCTCACCGGCAACGTGATATCGATGTATTCTTGCGCTGCCGTTACAGTAACAACATTGGAGACAACGCTTAGCTCCGTCTCTCCAACATTCAAAGCAGTTCCATACGTTACTGCTACAACATGCGTCCCGGCAGTATTTACTGACCCCGCCCCACTTAGGGACGCAACCGGTGCAATCGGTTTCACGACATAGCCAAAGCGTATGGCCCCGGACTGAATATCAAGCATCTGCGTTGGAGTACAACCGATGCCGGTTTTTCGTCCTAATATGGCGTTGGTTCCGTTGAATTGGTGCCATAACGAGGGAGCAACACCTCCCGACCAGACCTCCGCCCCACCTGTCCCGACGCTATCTGATGCATGGTATCCAAAACGAACGATGCCCGTACCGCCTGCGTTGATGTACGAATTCCCGGAATTAAACGGCGCGGTATCGTCGTTCTCAAACCACAAGCGATGGCACGTTTCGGAGTTGTACAAGATCCAAACAGATGAAGCGTTGCGTCCGGTCATCCACTTATCGGTGCCGGTGTTGTCCGTAAAATTTATGTAGGCGCGATGACTGGTAGTCGTACCCGCCCACAATCGGAGATGCACTTCGTTGTCGTAATCAGTACCCGATCCGCTGTCCTGCGGGTTTCTGAGTAGCATTGCGGCATAAGGAGAAACCGTTGCCGTCGCAGAACCCTGAACGGTGAACTGCGCATCATTGGCGAGCGTCATCAACGATCCGCCCGTGCCAGTATTGAAATTCACCGCCGTGGTCGTTGTAAGATTTCCAATCGTAATCACGCGAGCCGCAGCGCCCGTGCCGATGTTGATTCCGAAAGCGTCCGCATTGACGCCGATCCCAATCGTCCCGCCACTGCTATCGAGAGTGATTGCGCCGACGGCATTCAGATCGAACGTGAGCGATGTTCCAATCGTTGCCGACCCAAGTTCCGCACTGAGGTTCAGCGTGTCCGCACCGGCATGAGTCAACCGCCAGTAGTCCGTGCCGTCCTCTACGAAAGCTCCGTCCGCTACGCCCGTGCAACCGGCAGCATTGATGACATGGGAGAATGCACCTGTTAGGTTCCAAGTCGTGTCGTAGGCGTCCACCGTGATCGTCGCCGCGCCAGCATTGTAGGCTTCATCGAGCGTGACAGCGGTAGAAGCACATTGATTGATCGCGTTAAGGAGTGACACCTCTCCGAAGTTCGTATCGAACGTGTCCCACTCGGCAGAAGCATCGGACAGTACGAGATCGGTTCCATACGTCGAAGCAGCCTTGAAACCATCTGTCAACGTTAGCAGTCCGGCAGACGTCAACGCAAGCACGCCAGAAGTGATTGTGCTCAACGTGAGATTCGCACCGGTCACAGAGAAGTTGGAAGCCGTCACGCCATCGAGAGAAATGCCAGCAGCCAACGAATCGATGGTGATGGCGTCGTCGGCATCGATGTTAAGAAGTGCTGTCCCAGCGCCAGCATTCGTCGCAGAAATAGCAAAAGTGTGTGCCGCAGCATCATTGTCAACGACACCGAGGCTGACATCTTTTGCCTCGGCAGTGATACTCGTCGCGGCAGATGAACCGATGTCGATGTCGCGCGCTCCAGCCGTTCCGATGTTGAGTGCGTTCGGCAGGTTCACGGCGCAGATGTTGACGGTCCCACCACCGGCAGTCGCCTCAATTTCAACGCCGACACCAGCAGAACTGTATCCATGTAGGGTCAGGCAACCGGCAGACGAAATAATGTCAATGTTGTCATCCGCTCCGATGCCTATTCCAGCCGTTCCTGCTCCTCCATTCGACGCAGAGAGGTGCAGGTAGTAGTTGTTCGCGTCTGCGGCAACCAGTGCGAATGTGGCGTCCGCTGAGTCTGTCTCGATGAACCGTCGAGTTCCGGTCAACGCGATGCTTGCGCCGCTCGTTCCAAGGTTCTCGATGGTGAAAACGTCCGCTGTCGCGGCTGGCATGAGTTGGTGCAATGCCAGGGCCGTACCGTTGACCAGTACGGGAACGCTGATGTCAACCGCGCCGCTGTCTGCCGTGATCGCTCGACCGACGCCAGCGCCACCGGCATCGTATGCTTCGTCCAATGTGACGACAGCCAACGCCGCGCATTGGTTGATCGCGTTGAGAAGACTAACCTCACCGAAATTCGTCTCGAATGACGTCCATTCACCAGCATTCAGCGAAAGATGGAAATCTCCAGCGTAACCACCAGCCGCCTTGTACGCATCGACGAAGTTGATGAAGCCCGCACCGGAGAGCAAGAGCGCTCCAGTTCCGGCACGCACCGTTGTAGCAGTCGCCCCAGTCGTATCTCCGAGCGTTAGGAGCGCGGCGGTGCCTTGAATCATGGCAATCGGTGTATTGTCAACGATGCCCGCGGCACCAGCCGGATAGCAGTAGAGATTGAAACCACTCGAACCTGTACCAGTGGAAATGCCACTAGCGAGATTCAGGTCCCCACCGTTTTTGTCTGTCGCTCCAATCGTCGCCCCACCGGCAGCAAAGGCGAGATTCTTTCCAGCGGTGTCAGCGGCAGTGCGCCGCTCCATTCCCATCTGCCGATTCGCCTCACCGTTCATCGCGATCATGCCAGACGGAACAGCAACACCGAGCCCGAGATAGCCCGTGGTCTGGTCCATAACCAGTTGCGTGGTGTTGACCGTGAACCCGGTCGCACCAGTAGTAATACCAACCGACATCAAGGAGTCTATGTGTATGTCACGTTCAACATTCAGATCGAATGTCTCAAACTCGGACGTCCAAGCCATGTTATCGACATCAGCGCGCAGGACAGAGAGGAAGTCCGTTCCGTTTGTGATTTGAAAACCATCTGCCGCCCCGGTACATCCAGCGAGCCCGAGAACGAACGAGTACGCCCCGGTGAGATTCCACGTCACGTCGTGAACGTCGGCAGTCACAGTCGCGACAGCGGCACGATATGTCTGGTCGAGTGTGTGCACGTGCGAGGTGCACGTCAGTCCATCCGTCAGGTCGGTGTGCTGCGCCGAAGTTAGATGGTAGTATTCTCCGGCCACTCCACCTTGAAGCCCTGCCAGCGAGTTGTGGCTGGTGACGGCGGTCAGACCGAACTCTACCGAGAAAACGGATTCAACCTCTGTGGCGGATGCAGCACCACGCAACACGATCGTCCGTCCAATCAGAAGCCCATGCGCAGTGATCCGTTCTGGCACCGACGACGGAGGTGTCGCGTCCTCTGCCTCTGCCAAGGTCGCATAGTTGCCCCATCCGTACAACCCGACGACGTGACTATCGCTCTCGAGATACCACCACGTGATTCCGTAGTGTGCAGCCGTCAGGGCATTCAACACTCCGGTACCATCGTCGTAGCGCGAACTGGTGTACTGAGATTTCGCCGCCTCTTTCGTCCATCCGCCAGCGCCGTCTCTAAAATAGTAGTCGAACAGACTCGCGCCACTGGAATCGAACGCAGCGATGGTCAACGAACTCAGGCCGTCGTACAGGACGCCAGCGGACATCGTGAGGTTGCGCACGCCAGTGTCGCCGACGATCAAGCCACCTGTTCTCTCAGCGCGCGACAGCGGGAAGTTGCCGAAGAACCGAGCGTAACTTCCATGCACTCCGTCCATCGTGGCTTGCTCGTGCTCGAGGATGTGAACCGTCCCGGCCTCGTTGTAGACCGTGGCCAGCAGGAAGTCGTCGAACCCGTTGAACGTGTTTGCGACACGGACGATCACCTGCGGAGCTCCACCGTTGTACTCGACGCCAACGTACCGAGTCGTGTTCGCCGGAATCGCCACGCCTGCGACCGCGGCCCACGTGACAGCCGTGATGACGCCAACAACAGATGGGGTCGTTCTAAGGTATCCAGTACCTCCCAGGACGGCGATGCTGCCACCACCGATGTCGGTCACCCACGTGTTCTGGTACGTCCCAGCCGAACCCCAGTACAAGCCGGTTGCACCGAGGATGGCCTCGACCATCTTATTCTGCTCATCGCTCCACCCGCGCTTGTAGTATTGGTCGGTCTCAGCCGGAACAGTCTTCCTGAGTGCAGGTGTGGTGCCTGCCTCCAGCACGACGAGGCGCTCGTAGATATGTGTTGCATCGGACATGCAGACGGAGCAACGAACGATGTACGACGCCACGCCGAACGCGGGCATGATGATCTGTGCAGTGCCGTTCGGGTTGACGAGCGTCTCGGATGCAGTTCCAGAACCAACGAACGTCAGGGCAGTCGCGCCGTAACTGGACAACGGCGAGCTCGTGTCGGCCGCATCGAAGACAGAGTACGTCACCGACAGCGCGGAACTCGGGCTGGTCTCGAGCGTGAAGTCGAGCGTCTGGTTGAACGCAGCGATGTATCCTGGATCGCCAGTGACAGGATCCTCAGACGGCGTCGCATCGATGGTGAAGCGTGCCTGATTGACGGTGCTCATCTTTTACCTGCTTCGTATGATGGTGGCGCCGTACCCGTCTCCGGTGACGTTGACCACCAGGCGGCCCTGCCAACGATTGTGAAACACTTCGGTCAGACTGACCAGATACTCTCCGGGACCGGGAACGGTGAACGTGAGCGCATCCGGTGCGACCACTCGGTAGTACACTTCCTTGTATCCGCCAGCAGCCCCACCAGCACCGGACGGCTGAACGACAAACACCAGTGGGAGCGCGATTCCATTCGGAGCCGTGCGCGCGTAGCTCACGCTGACAGTGATCGGCACGTTCGGCCGTAGCGGCTCCTGGTCTGGAAGCAACGCCAAGTCGATTCGAGTCTCGCTGACGTAGGTCGGGGCGAGCATGTCAACTGTTGCTGGCACGTCACACCTCTTCCATGTCCAGGTGGAGAACCTGACTTCCGGAACCGGCCCGATGCACGATGAACGTGTAGTGCCCGATGGTGTTGATCAACACGTCCCACACGCCAGACCAGCCCGCGTTCTGGTAGACCGCAGGGTGACCAGCACTCGGGTACTCCTCGCAGTGCATGTCAAACAACAGGCCGCCGAGCATGGTGTCAGGGAGGACAAGCCCATCGACAGCCGCCGCGATCTGGACGCGCGCCATGCCACCACTCGGGAAATTGCCGAGATGGAACTGCTGCGGAGCGTACACGCTGTAGTTGATCCGCGACGCTTCCTGCGGAGTTGCCCCGGTCTCGTCCGTCCATGTTCCGATGGCCTGAGTCGTCCGCACGTGCGTGTTGTAGTCGAACTCGCAACTCAACGACTGGTAGGCGAAGTCCACCTCGAGCGGAGACGCGGCTCGATTCCAAATCTGCATCGACCGAAGGATGATGTCGCAGTAGTTCCCAGCGCCGTCCGTTCCGATGTAGCCAGCCGGGTCAGCAGCCGCGATCGCCTGAGTCGAGAACGTCCCAGCGAGAGCAGCGACACCGTTCCGCAACAGACTTCCGCCGACGACATCCGGGCTGTGAAGCAGCCACGTGCCAGCCGCCATGTCACCAGCGCCGGCCACGTCCACTGCCCCGTGCTTGTACTTGTAGTTCCCAGCGGCGTTCTGCCGCCATACGGACAGGTTCGGGAAGACGACGATCGGATGGTTGTTCGCCGCCGATACTGCCACGGTCAGGTACTCGTAGGCGACAGTCCACCAAGTCGCCGCAACGGAATCGACGAGCGGGATCTTGAAGTTGTCCGAACTCGCCCGCGAGAACAACGCTTGGTAGTACGACCCAGGCTTTGTCACGGTCGGTCGTTGCGCTGCGACATCCTGATACGGATTTCCGAATCGCGGAGTCGAGACGCGATACGAGTCGTTGGTGTCCCAGTTGTTGTCAGCGCCACCAGCAAGAGTTGCCGTTACCGTGGTCGCCGTGTTCGCAGTTATGACTCCCTGGCTGCCGTCGGTCAAGTTGTAGATGTTTCGACCGACGAGCACGTCAGTTTCAAAACAAGCGTTCGCGTCCGTGAGTATCGGCTGGTTGTTCGCGCCAGTGTGCGTGCCGAGAAGCGGAGTCCTCGTCGGCGCGACGTTCGTCCACAGCGAACCGTCCGTCGCAAGACCGTCTTGACGACAGTCCAGCATCAGGCCGTCCATGTCGGCGTAGGTTCGGCGAATCTTGGCGACGAAACTGGTCATGCCACCAACACCGTAACGCTATTCAGACGAACGTAGAGATGCATATTCACACCGACACCTGTGATCCACATGTCACCATCGGAAATTACAGGACCTCCAGGATCTGCCGCCTGCGGATCCAAATGGAATGCAGCTCCGTTGGCTCCACCACCAAACGCAAACACACCGTACCCTGTGTCATCTCCATTTCCACAAACGCCACTACTCGCAGCACCGGCTCCAGCCACACCATAAACACCATGATGATTTGCTCCGGTGACGCATACCCCGATCACCCCGCATCCACCAGCGGCTCCACCTTTCCCGTAGATGCCAGCACACTGAATGCGTGAGCCACCGGAAGATCCACCGATTCCGACTACGCCGCTGCAATCACCAACACCACCCATCGCGGGAGCATGCGTGCCACCGAAGGCTTGCACGCCCGAACAATCGTAGTCGACGACTGGTGTTCCATTACCACCAGCGAAAGCTCCACCGAGACCAGCCCCGGTCCCGACGCCTTGAACGCCATCGCCATCGTCCAGACCGCCGGTGCCCTTGACGCCAGTGCCGTTGCCGCTCGTGGTACTTCCAGTTCCTTCAACGCCGATGCCTCCAGTGGTTCCGGCCGTTGAGGAAACGCCGTTGCTCGCGCCCTTGCCAAGGAACGATCCACCGACTCCGCTTGTTGCACCACCGACGCCGTAGACGCCAGCTCCGGTGTCACCACCAACGCCATAGACACCGACACCAACGGCAGTTCCATATCCCTTGAGTCCGGGTCCGTTGGTCGCTCCACCGACGCCTTGAATTCCAGCGCCAGTTCCGATGCCGAGACCGACGACGCCAGCCCCGTTGGTAGCCCCACCGACTCCGTACACTCCATCGCCACTGCCGGTGCCTTGCCCACCAACTCCGATGCCATTGGCCGCTCCGCCTGTACCGAAGACGCCGTACCCTGTCCCTAAACCTAGACCGCTGACACCGATGCCGTTGACCGCGCCACCCTCACCAGTGACCCCGGTTCCATCCGTCGCCCCACCCTTGCCGGACACTCCGGTTCCAGCGGTGGCGCCACCGATTCCACGGACTCCCTCTTTCGTTGTGTTGCCGTAGAAGATGCCACCACGACCATCTGTTCCACCGAAGCCGACGACACCAGTGCCACCCGTCACTCCACCAGTGGCCTGGATACCAATCCCGACGCCCTTGCCGGTGACAGTGAGGCCGGTGGCATTCGCAGCAACCACGGTCGTGGTATCGATCACGAACTCTTGATTGATTTGGATGAACGCACTGGGGTTGTACGTGCCGCCTGCGTACGCATCCAAGGCCCTGCTGTGGTCCAAATCAAGCGCGTTTTGCTGCAAACTCGTCAAGACCTCGAACATAGCCCAACCCAAAATATTTGATCGCACGAAAGTCATGGCCGCGCCTCCCGGAGCACGCAGGCTCCCAATATTCTGTCATAGGGAACCCACCCGTTCCATCCGCCTGTGATCTCGCCGGTCTCCTCGTCGACTTCGGCATCTGACCGATCGCGAGCGATGAAGATCAGGCGGCGTTCATCAATCACGTCGAGGATGTCGCCAACTAGAAGTTTGCGATGTACGAGTTCATCGAGAGCCTTGTCGAATGATTCCCGCTCCAGTCCTGGAAGTTGACCGCGAGCCAGTTCGAGATAACAGTCCGCGGCATGAACCAGCCGACCGTTGACGGCGATCCAGTTGTAGATGGACATCGCCACCGTGCTTGTCGCATAGTTGATTGTCATGGTCCAAAACTCCCTAGGTCCAGGATGCTGAGATCCAGGATAAATCCACCAGTCGGGTCGGCGACGATCATGTAGTCAACCCAACTCGGAAGCGCGCGGTTCAGCACAGCCTTCACATCTTCGATCCGTCTCTTCTGCTCTGCCGAGATCGCGCCGATGGCCACGCCGTACTGAACGAGGCAGATGTAGTCCGACGAGTAGTTCGGCCAACCCGTAGACGAGCGACCACCACCGAATGCAGGTCCACAATGAGCAGGGTCAGCAGGAAGGTAATCCTCGAAGGCCCGCCCATTCTCTGTGATGTCGGCACAATCGCGCGGCGCGTAGACGATCGTGAACAGAGGATCGATGCTCTGCAATTCGTCTTCGAGCGTCTCGTGAATCGCCGTGGCACCACGCACGACCAGATCGATGATCGCCTGTCGCCGCTCCTCGTCGCTCGCCGCGGCAAGGGCCGTGATACCGAGAAGGTTCTCGAACACTGGCAGCGTGTCGGTGCATCGAGAGAAGAACGTGTCCGTCGTGGCCCTCTCGTCTCCCTGCATGGCCGACAGAGCGATGGCACGGCACCAACGCCACGCGCCCTCTACCGTAGTTCCTGGCACGTCCTCGCGAGCGTAGTTGTGCTCGCCGACTGAGGACCGCAGCGCCCAGTAGATGCGTTCAGGAAGCGATCGGCCACCGCCGATGTCTTCCGGTATGGGATTGCTGCCACCGATCATCGTTCTACCAGAGCTCCAACAGGAACCCTTCCGGGTCCGCTTTGCCACCAGTCTCATCCGAACAGATGACGTAGCCGGCGATGTCCGAGGTCAACTGAACTCGGAACAACCGCGGCACGTCCGATATGATGTACAGGTCGCCGGTATCGAAATCGTTGTCGACGCCACCGCTCATGCCAGCGCCAACGGAGCACTGCACCGCGGTGTTCGCAGTGATGATCCCGTGCGACCCGTCGGTGATGTTCATCACCATGAGGCCAACCAAGCTATTGACGACCCACGCCTTCGTGCTGTCGTCCAACTGCGGCTGGTTGTTCGCACCGTCATGGGCTCCGGTCCTCGTCGTCGACTTGATCGGATTCAGCGACGCGAGACCAGACATCAGCACGAGGCTGGTGTTGCTTCCGAGTTCGTTCGGATACTGCGAAGCGAACGCGAACTCGTAGAAGCCGACACCGCGATAGGTCCAGGTCAACGGGCCCAACGCGCCGTTGGAGTCCCACGCGATGAGTTGCTCAGCCGTCGTGACGACGCCACCGGCTACTGTGCAACGAAGCACTGCACGCGGAGCGACTCGACCGATGCCAGCGAGTTGCCAGTACGCGAGGTTGAAGTCAGCGGCCGAGTTCTGTCGCACCGGGTCGGTGACGGGTTTGTAGTCCTGTCGCGTCGGCCCGAAAGCAACGCGGTTCGCTCGTGTCGGGAAGCCTGCCATCGGAACCTCCTACAGCGGATAGACGCCCACTTCACCGAGCGTCACGATGTTCGGACCATCCACCACGTCACCTGGCAGAGTCGGTTCATTGATTGAGATGTACGGCAACGAGGCATCAGGGGCCACGCCACCGAGTGCCTCGAGCACGCGCGTGATGACAGCCTCGCCAGCACGCATCGGATACTGCTGTGCCGGTGTCGGATAGCGGTATGCACGGCCGCCACGCGGGTCCACGTCCAGGTCGACCACTTCACCAGGCCCGAGCCCATCGAAGTAGGCTGTCAGCGAACCAGCCAGGATGTCGAGCCTATCCGTGTGCGGAGAGATGAGATCGCCAGTCGCCGTGGTGTATCCAGTCGGCGCGGTGTTCAGTTCGATGGTCGCAACCAGTGCAACAGTCGTGTCAACGGACTTCACATCGAGTTCGATGAACGCGCTGTGAGCCTCATCCCAGATCATGAGTTGCGGCGCGTCGGCTCCGGTCAACACCCCAGCGCCAACCCCAGGAAGAGGTGAATTTGTAGCGACCGTGAATTTTGTTGCACTGATGATACTCGTGACGATCACTCCGGCCGGGTATCCGACGGTGTAGGTCGGCCACGGATCAACATCGCTCCAGCCGCCGACGGTTCCGTATCCGAGACTGACCTGCAACGCGAGGTCGGCCGGCTGCTCGTTCGGAGCTACCACAACAACGTGCGCACGCTCGGCAACCACTGGACTCGCCGGAGGAACGAGGTAGTTCCGAGCAGCGATGAGCGTACCCGGGGCTACGTCCGTTCGCGCGTTCGGTCCCTCAGTGTCTCCGCGCTTCTGCGTGATGCACACGAGCACCGAACCGGCGTGCCAAGCACAGGAATAGATAAAGGCCGTCTCAATGGCGGTCGAACACTCACGCGCCCACGCGAGGAAGTGAGCACCGTTGCCACATGCCGGGCGATGGCTCATCACCTCTTCGATGCGGTCGGCGAACTCAGCGTCGGTCTCCTCGTCGTACCCACCAGTGAAGTCGCTCAACACGGGGAAGGTCAACTCCGCAGAGACGGGGAAGTTCTTATCCCATGTCAGCGTCGCACCGGCCTCCGGGTTGGTGTTGATGCCGGTGTCGATGCACTGGAGGGTCAGCACGACCGTCGTCGCTCCAACCGGCACCGTCTCGGTGACGAGCACCTGGAATTGAGACCCGTCCTCGGACACGGCAACGGCCGCGGCAGGTGCTCCAAGCACGGTCGACCCTGGAAACACGGCGCCGGCAGCCGCGGTTGCGGTCGCGAGTCCACTTCCTCCGGTAGCCGGAAGTCGACCAGTAGGGATCCATAGCGGCCCATGCACCTGCTCGAGGTACTCCGTGTTCGCCCACTTCGGACGAGTCTGGTTCGCCATCCAGCGCGCACGCTTTTGGAGCGCAAGGCCAACGAAGTCGATGGCGTCGGCTTCCAGGTAGAACCGTGAGCCGCGCTGCGTGATCGTCTTGATCTTGTCTTCGGTGAACAACGCTCCCGTATCCGGGTCGATGAGATCGCGGAGATGGTTACGGAACGCCCGCAACAGTGCCTCGTCGCGCACTTGACCGCGGCGGAAGATCGGGAACATGCGTTCGTCAGAGGTCGCCATGCTTACCTCGTTCAGTTCGTGATCACCAACGTTACAGACCGCCACCCGCTCGCCCGCACATTCTTGTACTCCACGACCACGCCGACGTACTGATTTTCTTTCTGCACGTCGAATGCGAACGAGCGGAGCCGGATGTCTCCATTGTCGATGAGGCGCTTCAACGCGACACGTATCTCGCTCTCTATTTCGCGCTGTACGGTCTCTCGAATCTTGCGGATGTTCTCCAGGTTGCAACCATCTTCGGTCACGCAAGCGCCAGAACCGCGAACCGTGTTCATGGCGATGACGACCTGCGCATCGATGGGATCGATCCCGGATACCATGCTGGAGTAGTTACCAGTGGCCGGATCGATGAAGTCTGCCGTGATTGGGGAGAACGTCCCAACCGGAAGAGTCACAGCGACAGACGACCCAATCGGGCCGACTGTTGACGGAAGTGCGACAAAGACAGGCATCTCGGCCACACTCTAGCAGATGTTCAGAGGCTTGGCGATTCTCGGAGTTCAGCGCGGAGCGAGTCGAGTTCGGAGCAAACGCCACGCTGAAACCTCAGCTTCGTCGCGTGGCAGACCGCCGTCATGTTCCATGATTGCGGATCGCTCCTCGAAGTCTTCTCGCAGGTCAGAAGGCCAGGATGCGACGTCGGCGAGGGCTGCGGCAACGAGAGAAGGAGCGGGCTTCACAGCGACCTCACGCAGCGAGTGTAGCCAAGCGATCCGGTCTTGTTGGACGCGACGAGTCCGGGGTCATTTCCGGCGAACGACCAGCCCCATACTCGGTTAAGTGGATACCCGGACTGCTCCGAAGAACTCCAGTAGTAGGAGCATGTTCCGCCCAGTGCAGGATCCCAGTAACATCCTCCAGCACCAGCCCCACCGAACAACGGCAGGCACGCCTCGCAGTCTTCGATGTCCGACTCGGCCAGATGGTCAGGAGCAATCAGCCCGCAGTCGGCACACTCCCATGTGGTCGGCCGCCCGAGCCAACGGAGCTGGTTGACGTCGGGCAGGATCCAGTCGTCGTACCCGGCGAGCACGAGGTCAGCGCAGTAGTCCACGGCCGCGGTCCACTCCATGAGTTCCGGAGCCGGCGGGTCCTGCCAACAACGGGTGCCAAGGTACGTCATATCGCCGCCCGGATAGTCCGGGAGGAAGTCGAACCACCAACCATCGTCGAGCCATGTGCCTGGACCAGTGCACGGGTCCGGGATCTCGGTATCGGTATCGGTATCGGTATCCGAGTCCGTGTCTGTGTCTGTGTCTGTGTCTGTGTCGACGTCGGTGTCCGTGTCGCTTCCAGTTTCACTCTCGGTGTCAGTCTCGGTGCCAGTATCCGGCCCCGTGTCCGTGTCGCTGTCCACGTCCGTGTCCGAATCGCTGTCACCGTCGGTCCCGGAATCCTCAATGGTGTCGGTTTGGGAGTCCGTGGAGTCGTCTGAACCACCGTCTTGTATGGGTGGGAGGGGTCCGGCCTGGAAATCGATTGGGGAGCACGTGGGGAGGCCTAGGATGAGGATGAGAATCGGGAGTTTGAACCAGTCCATTGGGTCCCTCTACTTTCCACTCGATGACTGCAAGCGTCTGGCTTCCAGACGCCCGGCCAATATCAAGTGAGCCGAAACCATCTCGTCGTGCTGCTTGTGGCCGCGTTGTTCCGGAGTGAGTTTCATTTCGTCACACCCGGAGATCACGCCGTGCGATCTCTTGATCTGGCGAATTCCACACCGAAACTTCCGCGAGCCGTAGTCCAGTCTCTCCGGTTCCTGTAGGGCGACGAATCCAACCCCCGGTCGCGTGCCGATGACGATGTTGTAGCTCGAATAGATGGCCTTGCGCCAAGCATTTGTCACGGTCTTGAACCGAGAGTCTTCGCGCCGAATCCCGACGACGGTTGCCACCTCGTCGTAGGCCATCACCTGGCCTTGCTGCGGACGCCCATATCTGTCCAACAGTCGCCGAACATCCGGCTCCGTCGGAACACCACCGAAGTACATTTTCGACTTGCTCACGTTTTCCTCCTTAGAAATTGTACCATGTTCCTTGCCGCGCCACACCTTGCCTTGCCTGACCACGCCTCACCCCACCTTGCCGGGATCCTCGCCTTTCCCCGCCCTGCCGTGCCGCACCGAACCATGCCTCACCCCGTTCCTCGCCGCGCCAGGCCACACCATGCCTAACCTGATCCCGCCGCACCGCGTTCCTCGCCTCACCACACCGTGCCCTACCTAACCCTGACACGCCACGATCCTCGCCTTGCCAGGCCGCTCCGTACCGGACCCGACCATGCCACACCGCGCCACACCCAGTTCCTTGCCTCGCCCTACCCAACCTTGCCATTCCCAACCTATCCAAATCTTGCCACACCGTGTCATGCCCGACCCTGCCGCGCACTGCCATGCCTTAACCCTCGCCTAGCACAGCCACGCCGCACCTGGCCCAGACCTACCTGGAACCTCGCCTTGCCACGCACAACCTCACCGCACCGCGCCGTGTCACGATCCTTGCCACGCCCGGCCCTGCTTCGCCGCACCTGGACCCGCCATGCCCTGCCGTCCATGATCCTCACCTTGCCGGACCGCGCCCGGCCTCGCCCTGCCTTGCCAGGAACCGTGCCTCGCCGTGCCTCGACTCGCCGTGCCATGCCCATCCGGACCACGCTCCTTGCCTTGCCGGACCGTGCCACACCCCGGCTCGCCGTGCCTGGCCGCGCCGAGAACCGCGTGTCTACTTCACCTCCGCCGTGAACCTTCCGTAAGGTCCCGGCGATTTCGGAGAACTCGGACGCCAGTCGCACAGGCCGCTCAGGTCCCCGGCCATCATGAGGATGTCCGAGAACACGCTGTCCGTGATGCTGTTGTCCGTGATGCTGACCGTCCCGCTGATATTCCACCCGGCTGCGAACATGGGACGCACGCGAACGTTCTTCGAGGTCGCCAACTTTGCGCGCTTGACGAACAGGGAGATGTTGAGTTTGCGCGCCGCCTCCACCTGCTTGTCGAAATCGGTCTCGTCGAGCATGACGTTGATGTCGGCGATTTCGACTTGGTTTCCTTCCGCCGTCGTCAACAGCCATAGCGGTTCCATGACGATGATTCCCGTCTGCGACTGGCGCTTGAACGTCCCCTGTCGCTTGCCGGTCGGGACCTTCGTTCCGCCCTCTCGCAACACCGTCATGATGTTGTCGCTCGGGATGCCGACCATCTTCCCGTCGTGGTAGACGCTGCCAATCCACGTCCACGCGGGGGAACGGTCGTCGCCCTTGACCTGCAAGTCTTTGTTCGCCGGGTTCATGCGCCACGACTTGATGCGACCCTCGAAGTCCATCCCGTCCTTGTGCATGATGAGCGGAGTCAACCCGGTGAGTGTTACCCTCTTCGTTCTGTGTGCCACTTCGTACCCTCCTGTTAGATGACCATGAGAGGTATATAAACCCTTTGGTTGATGGTGTCAAGTGATAAAGTTTAGGGTTTGTAGGTGGGGAAACTGACCTGTTTTTTCTGTATCGTTTCTAGTCCAGAACGCAAAACAGAGACGGGATCGTAAAACTAGGGAGTGCCGGGAAGGGGATGGCAGGCAGAGCGAACGCCGGGATCGGAATCATCGGCAAACCCGGCAGGCTTGACCATGATGGGATGGAAAAACTCGGCAGCCCCGGGATCGGTATCGCTGGCAAAGTGAACGCCGGGATCGCTATCATCGGGAGCCCTGGCAGATTTGGCAACGTCGGGATGACGAAGCTCGGAAGTGCGGGAAGCGGAATCGCAGGGAGCGCGAACGCAGGGATCGGTATCGGTGGGAAGGCACAGTACGTCATGGCTCACTCGATGCCCAGGTACTTGGTAGCGGCCGGCGCCTTGCACTCGTCATCCTCAGCCATCGGTGCCGCGGGTAGCAACTGGAGACCGGCGTCGGTCGCCGTGACCTTGGCCTTGGCGTTGACACCGATGTGCGTGACAATGACTTGTCCGATGCTCTCGCACAGGTCGGCGACCTGCTGCTTGGCAATGGCCAACGTCGTACCGGTCGCTGTTCCGTAATCGACCTTCGCGTTGAAGTCTTGAAACAACTCGTAGGAGCAACCAGTCCCGCTGTCGGCACCCGTTCCCGGGTCGATCGTGATGCTGCCTGGTACCATCGCCATCGCGAACCTCCTACGGTGTCGGCGAAATGAACAGCCGAGGACAGGGGCCAGATGCGACGCCTGGAAGTAGCGGAACTCCGGTCAACGGCGAGCCGATGTAGACGCTTCCATTGAACACGACCTGGTCACCTTGCAACGTGATCTTCCCAGGCTCGAGTTTAATGAACGACTGCTGAACCGTCGAGCCGGTCCCGGCCGGTACGCCATCCGTCTGAATCTGAATCGAGCCGTCCTTTTGGAGAAACACGGCCTGACCTTCGGCGTGAATGATGCTGATAGACTCGTTCCCAGAAGTCGGGTCAATGATGATCGTGTGCGCCTTCCCAGCGACTCCAGACGAATCGAAGTCGTACCCGCAGTAGATCACCTGGATCGCGCCCTTCTTCATGTCGGTGTTGTCAACCGGTGAGATCGAATGATAGCCACCACCGTATCCGACGAACGCCACCGTGCCCTCGTTCGGCGCGTTTCCACCCATCCGCAGACGGACGTCGCGGACAGCGATCGGCACCAGGCCATCAGCAGTGCGAACGCAAACGACCTCGGCGTGTTCCTCAATACCGGCCGCGTTGTCGGGTGGCAAAGGACGCCCGGTGATTCCGAGAGACCCGTACACGTCGGCGTCGTCCGTCGACTCGCTGTTGTTCTCGTTCTCGTCGATGGCGATCTCGTCGCTGTCCAGGTCCCACCCGGGCATGCCGACGATGCGATACTGCACCGGCCGCTTCGTTCCACTCGAGCCCTCGGCTATCGAGCTCCCGACGACCTTCGCGAACTGGAGCACCATGTCGGCAAGTACCTGTGAGCCTAGTCCTACCAAGTTCATCACAGCACCCACAGCCCTTTACGAATCACGCTCAGGTTCGTCTTGTCGCCACTGATGTCGCGCCGGTACATCACCCGGTGGATGTAGTACAGGCCGGTCGGCCGTCCGATGAGATCGCTCTCAATCTCGACGAAAGTGTCCGTGGCCCAGTTCACACCGTGGTCCCCATCCCACCAGGACAAGCCATCGACTTCGATGTCCCAGGCGTCCATGTTCCTGCGACGTGCGGACATCTCTCGAGCCGCGGCCCGCTTCGCCTTGTCCACAGATCCGATGCCCTCGGCAGGAATCACGACGGGCCGATAGAACCCGGCGGCGCTGACGTCGCTGTCGATCTCGATCGCCGTGACCCTCTTGCGTGAGGTTCCACTCTTCTTCTGCGACCCGACCACGGTGACGCTGCTCGGAACTCCGGACCAGTCCTGCGATGCCGTACACGCAAGGATGTTGTTGCCTCGGCCATCCACGTTCATGATGAGCCGGTACAGAGCGGAACCGTCCGCGGCCGGCGACCCAACGATGATCTTGCCATCAGGCGAATCCCAGTGCATCAGACCGTGCCGTCGAAGATGCCGATCGGCAGCATCGAAAACCGTCTCGGGAGGATTGACCTTGGCGTCCTGTGCCGTCATCGGCTCAAGGTCGACGGTGTCGCCAGCGCCCTTGCTCCCCTCTCCAGTTAGGAGATCACGCCCTGTAGCCTGTGACCACTCGAAGTCGGCCTCGGTGTATCCCAGCGGCGCGTACAACTTGAGCAGGAACTCCTTGATCGAAGTGTCCTTGACCTTCACGTTCGGAGGCGCCGATGCGTACTGCGCGTCGGCAAGTTTCGTACGCACGGTGAGTCTCACGGTCGAACCAGCCTGTGCGTCGGTAGGCTGGTCAGTAAATTCGATGCGACCACTCAGCCGCAACAGGTCGTTGACGAACACTTTGTACTCGGTTCCGTGCTTCACCTGGTCGACGATCGCTGGCCACGTGCCCTCGTTCCCCATCTCGAAGGCGCCCTCGCTCGGAGCATTGAGGTCGTTCGTCACCTGCAACGACGTGAGGTTGTCGATGATCCCAGTTCCGACAGCCTCAATGTGCACCTTGTCGACGACGCCTGCCATGGGTTACACCGGAACCCTGACACCGGTCCCGGCCGGGATGTCCAACTGGTCCTCAATCTGGGAGTTGATCTGCATCAACGTCGAAGCATCCACACCGACCGCAGCGGCGATATCGAAGATCGACATGCGCGTGGCGTAGGTGAACGTCTGAAAACCAGGAACGCCGCGTCGGCTTTTCTCGATGGCTTGACCTGCCATTTCTTTCATGGACGCGAGGTGCTTTCCAAGGGTCGAACTCTCGGGGTCCAACATCAGGTCGCGCCCCTCTGTCGTCGCGTCCGAGTGTGCCTTCACGACCTTGTCGACGGCCGCCTTGAGCGCACCGGCTTGTTCCTCTACATCGCTCAGGAAATCGCCTGGAGCGTTCGCGAGTCCCTCGATGTTGTTCGCCATCTCCATGAGGTCGGAGATCGAACCATCCCACGCGCCGGTCTTCTCGGCTTCCTCCTCGGCAACGGTCGCCACTGCGATAGCCGACGCCGATACTGCCGGAGGTTGGAACCCGGCTGCGTCCAGGCTGTCCTCGTTGTCCACAACGAACGTCAGGTGAACTCGCGCGTTGTTGCGCACGTTGGCGTTCTCGTTTCGGCTATACGACTCGGCACGCGCACGCACCTTGCCTCTCGTCGGAACGAACAGATCCCCGGTCTCGTGTACGTTGAACGAATCCAAGAGCGCGTTCAGGACGTCGGGATAAAGTGACATCCCTCCGTTGACGTCGTTCAGGACGAGCTCGGCATCGGGGAACGCCAGCAACCCGTTGTCGAACATGGCCTCGAACGAGAAGATCCGCGGCTTACTGGCCATGTCGTCGAGTTTGGCGCCATCGCGCCGCGGTCGCTCGTGACGAACGATACGGTTACCACCGTCCTCTGAGATGCTGATCACCGGGAAGCCGATCGTCGTGCCACCGACGGTCCATGTCGCCGGACCGTACTCTTTGAAGTAGTCGACGAACGTGTAGTCGCTGCTGTCATTGGGGAACGTCTTTGCCACGTCGTCCTCCTACTTTCCTGGAGTCGGTGCAGCACCGGGTGTCGGCGGAGGTTTGGTCACGGGGCCGCGCGACGTTCCACCATTGTTGATTTTATCAAGGGTCTTCGAGAAGTCTTCAAGTGAAGTCTTCGGAGCTTTTACGCTCTTATTGAGTTCATCGAAGACCATCGTCTGGCGTGCCACATTATTTTTGAAGACCGTGAACGGATCGTCGCCACCAGTAAACAGAGCACTGAGAGTCCCAACCAGTGATTTGATTGTGCCCTCGACACCCATGAGCTTTTCAGCTTCATAGGCTGTCGTATCCACGGTCCTCTCAATTATTTTTCTCGCGCCTGTCATTTTCTGTGGCGTATTGATATCGCCAAGATTGGCTGCATCTGCACGAATCTTGTCGTAAGCTTTTCTCGACTTGTTCTCTCGATTGATGAGGTCATCGGCAGCGCTTTGCAGCACACCGGAGATCGCAGTTCCGATCGCCACACCGACTCCGAGCGCAGCGACAGCTCCAGCGAAGCCAGTACCGATCTGCTGTCCAGTCAACCCCATCTTGGTAGAGTCAGGTGGAACCATAGGCCAGCCGGTTCCAGGCGTGACGATCATCTTCCCGCCACCGGTCATCGTCATCTTCGCGGGAGTCATGCCCATCTGCGAAGCCGAAAGTCCAGCAGCCGAAGGTGCCATGCCAGGAGATCCAGCAGCACCAGGACCGCCACCGAATCCACCACCAAGCGTTCTGGAAACCATGCCACCGACAAGTGACGCTCCGAGCTTTCCACCGACAGCGCCGGCGCCAGACAGCAACGGATGATCCATGACAACGCCGAGCAAGGCCGCAATCTTCTCGGCCAACGGAGGAAGGATGTCCATCAACTTCTTGATCGAGGCCAGCGCCTTCGGAGACGTCATGACTTCCTGCAACTTGTTCATGGCCTTCTGAAGTTGCAGAGCAGGATCTTCCTTCAATCGCTTCGTGGCGGCTTCCAAATTTTGCGCGTAGGTCCGCGTCTTCTTGTTGGCTCCTGTGATGCTATCATCGAAAGCCTTGACAGCAAGAGTCGTGGCCTCCTGTCTAGACTTGCCCGCCGCGAGTGCTTCCTTCATCGTGTCGTCGAAAATAGGAACCAACTGCTTGAACGCGAGTAATCCTTCCGCGCTGAGTTTCTTTTCAAATTCACCGCGAGCACCACCGCCCTTGGCCAGAATGGCCTCCATCTTCTCCTTGCCCCCGGTGCCCTTCGCAAACTTTCCACCCATCTTCTTTTCGATACCGGCCAATCCAGATCCGCCCTCTCTCAGTACCGAGAATATGTTCTTAAAAGCTCTCTCTGAATTCTCACCGATGACATCATCGGCTTGAATCATCATGTTCATAAGCGACTTCATACCCTCGGCACCGACGAAACCAGCATCCGATGCGGCTCCCGCCAATAACCCAAACTTGCGTCCGAGTTCTTCGAGTTTTGGACCACCAATGTCAGTGAGAGATTCGAACTGCGCAAGGGCCTCGGGCAAATCATTCGTAGAGATCTTGAACTTCTCAACACCACGAATGGCGACGTCCGTGAAACTCTCCATCGATTTCCCGGTCGCCGTGGACATGGTCGCGATGGCTTCAAGAGTTTTCTTCGCAGATTCGAGATCCATCTCTTGAGACAGGTTCCCGAATGTGGTCGCCAAGTCTTCGGCCTTCGCACCTGTTTTCTCAACCGTCTTATTGACGACAGCTTGCACATCCTGCCACCGCATCGCCTGGCCAGGAATCTTGCTCATGTTGTACGCGATGTTGCGGTAGAGCGTTTGCAGATGCAGAGCGTCCTTGATCAGCACTCCTGCGCCGATGGCACCACCGAATGTCGCGATCGTCTTCATGTGGCCACCGATACCGGAGAACATGCCCTTGATCGTATTCTTGACGTTGCCCAGACCAGCGCTGAACGCGCCCGAGAGGGACGACTTCATGCGCCTGCCGCTGGATGCGACCTCGCCCTCCATGCCCTTCAGCGCCGTCTTGAACGCACCGCGTTCTATGTTGACGACGATTTTCGCTTCTTCGGTCGCCATGTCTCACCTACGGTTTCAAGTGCTGCCCGAGCTTGGCCAATTCGTCATGCCACTGCCGTGCTGTCTCGCGCCGATCGTCAGTGCGCTCGCCACGCTCCTGCATCTTACTCCAGATGCCTTCCAGAATCGATAGGTCGGCGCCGAACAGCAGATCCTTCACGTGGCCCATGAGTTCGTACTCACCGCCCCATGCGGCCATCGCAAGGTCGCTGGGACGCGCAAGTGGTATCGCTCCGGAATCGAGGCCTCGAACGAGGCCCATGATCACTTCGACGCCAGTAAGGTCACAAGCCGGTCGGCCATAGTAACTACGCAGATATTCTGCGCAGCCGGCCCGTATACGGCTAAAGGGAGGATGTTGCGCGCCTTGACGATGGCAGCAACGACGGCGAACATTTCATCTTCGCCGAGCGATTCCGGTCGTGGGTCCACGACCTGTGCGAGTCGATCGAGCTTTTCATAGATCTGAGTCAGTGCACCCTTGTCCCACGCCGCTTCCAGGTGTTCTGGGTCAGGGTCGAACTCTCGCGTCGGCACTTTGGGATCGCGCATACACCGAGATACCAGACACATGGCTTCGAGGTTTTCGATGAGGTCGCGGTCGAGCTCCGGGTTCAACGGCGGGTCACTCGCCGCTGCGATTCGTCGTGCCTCGAGACGCGCCCATCGAAGATCGGGCTCGCGCGGAACTTGGAGCAACACGTCTTGTCCAATGAACGAGCCGTCGACTGTGCGCTTGTAGATCTTGTCGGGAAACAGCAGCCGACCGTCGCTCTCCAGCACCTCGAGACCTTTCCAGTCTCGGCCGAGCAGTTGCTCGATCACGTGCGGATGCGTGTCTTCTGTCAGTGGCATGGACTAGATGAACTCCACGACGCCCTTCATCGAGAGGCTCTCGGTGATCGGCTTGTCCATCGAGAAGTCGAAGTCGGTCTTGTCGAACACGCCGGTCATCGTGACGGTGCGCCCGGCCGGGAAGTGAAAACGGACCTGCACGGGCTCGCCGTTCTTGATCTTCTTGAGCGTGTCGAGGTCCTGCCCGTTGACGCCGATCGCGGTCTCGAACGACGCGCTGCCCTTCCGCGGTCCAGTCGTGAACCCGGAGCCGCCGAACGTGTCGACGACTTCCGCGCCGTTCTCGTAGCTGAACTTGCAGCCGGTGCAGTGCTGCCACTGGCCGTTTCCGATTGCGACTTGCCCCTTCGGGAAGATTTCGGGAGTAGGTATCGACATGCGTTTCTCCTAACGTCCGGTCTAGGCCGGCACGCGGTTGACCTGAACGCCCATCTTCGCGAGCGGCGGCAGAATGGACGCCGGAACTACGATGTCCACCTGACTCGCGTCCGTGCTGTTGATCTCCACGATGAAGTCGCCGGCATCGACCGCCGTCTGGAGCTTCGTTCGATCCACGACCCCGAGCTTCGCCCAGGTGAACATGCGCGACACGATGAACGCCTTGATGTCCCGAGGCGTGATCGTCCGCGGAGGAAGCGGGTCGGTCGGGCTGTCGCTGTCGGCCGTGATCTTGGAGTTCGGGAACTCCTGCGGCAGAGCCGATTGCAGGTCTTCCGCGATGTCGTAGACCGCGTCCACGTTCTGCGTGTCGAGCAGGCGCCGGTCGGCGCCACCGGTCGTCGTCTGCGAGTGCATGGTCACGGCGCGCATCAGGAACATGGCGTCCTGCGCATTGTAGGACACCAACGAACACCCGCCGCCGATAACCTGCTCGGCCTCGGCAGACGTCGGCTTGTCGGCCACGATGTCGTGCGATCCGTAGACCATGTCCATCAGTTCGCCGATGCGGTTGGCGGCCGGATCCAGCGATGTGGCGTAGGCGCGACCGACGCACTCACGAGCCGCAAACTCCGCGGGCATGGACCGCCCACCGATGCACAGAATCATCTCGCCCGTGCCGTCGTTCCCACCGCTGTTGGTGTGCGGTGTCGTGGCGATGGCCGCAGCCGCGGTAGTCGTCAACCCGACAACCTGCTGCTGGAGTCGAGCGTCCAGGCCGGTGTTGTAGAGGTTGATGTGCGTGCGCACCTTGTTGATTCCGTTCGCCGCACCAGTGGCAGCAGCATCCGCGTTGCTGATGCACGGGATGATGTAGCGGTACGTGCGCCCGACGAGCGCGGTCAGCGCCGTAGTCAGAGCGCCGTCCGTGGTGCCACCGGCAAGATGCGTCGGCGTAGCCGCACCGGTCAGGGTCTCCGTACCGGTCTGCAAGCGGAGCTTGCACTCCACGATCACGTCGTTGCCGATGTTCCCGGTGACCTTCGAGTTGATGTTCAGGACACCGGCAGCGCCAGCCGCGGCGGTGACCGGAAGGTCGTCGTTCTCACCGAGGATCCAGTCGATGATCTTGGCGGCGAACTCGGTCGGCGACTCGCCAACTTCCCAGGTGATCTGGGTCGTGCGCCCGCAGATGTCGACGTCCGCAACGCTCGCGGCCGTCGGAGCACCGGCAGCGGTAACCGCCAGCGTCGCCAGAGTCGCACCAGGAGTCGGGGAAACGACGTCCACCGGAGCGGCCGGCCACTTGGCGAAGATGATCTTCGCAGCAAGATGGCCCAACGTTCCGGGACCGAACGCCGTGGAAGCATCGTCCGAACTGGTGATCGTGCGGCGCTCGGTGTCGTGCGTCAGGTTCCCGCTGGCACTCTTGCTCGCCAGGATGGCGATGCGCCGACTTCCGGACCCGGTGCTCTGAGAACCGGCGAGGAGGTTGACGGACAAATACAGACCCGGTGTGACAACCGACGGGGCGACAACTGGCGTAACGGGCATTGGCTAATCCTCCTCGCCCTTTTGGCGGCGACGGCGTACGACCTCGGTGGGTTCCTCGCGCACTTCGGTACGCACTTCTGTGTTCTGCGCCTCGTAGTCCACGCGCGCACATTCGGTCATGGAGTCATCTTCCAGCGCCCGCCTGTACTCCCGCAGGTAGCGCGTCGTCTCGGACTCGGGAATGCGCACCACGAGATCGGTGTTCCAAACCCAGCCCTGAACCTTGTCGCGCTTGACGCCGATGAAGGTGGCCGTGCCGTAGCGCGGGACCACCTTGCCTTCGACCGATCGGAAGTAGCGGAACGTGATTTCGGCCATTGAAGTGTGCTCCTTCACGGCCAATCTAACCCATCGCGGTGTGACTGTCGAAATCTTGGTTTACGTGTTGCTGAACTTGAGGCCGGGATCCCCAGGCAGTCCGTCACCGACCACCGGGATGTCGCCACCCTCGGCCACGGTGAACGGCTTCACCATGTCGAGAACGAATGTGTTGAGATCCGTGAACGTCCTCATGTCTGTCATCACGTACGGCCGCATAACCGAGAGTGTCATCCCATAGGCGTAGGTGTTGATGTAGCCCTCTGGATTTCGGATGCCCAGCTTAAACCGGCGCTGCACCTGCACACCGGACGGGGAACTGACCACGTTGCCGTCGATCATGACGCGGTCGGTCAAGAAACCAGCGGCGAGATCTGACAGGTAGAGCCCTTGCAACCGACGAAGGTGGTCGCTCTCGGCACGCTCGACGAAGATCATCAGGTCGAACGTTTCCTTCATCATGGTCTGCGTTGAACTCATCCTCATGCGTGAGACCTGTGAGACGCTGGACCCGTCCGCAGCATCGCTGCCCTTCCACACGATGAGCACGCCGGGCAACTGGTTGAGGTTGCTTCGGCCAAGATCTGTCGGGTCGCCCTCGAACTGCTCGTACATGAAGGCATCGCGCAACCAGCCGAGGCCACTGGCGTCCAGACCTCCGGTGAAGTTCGTCTTGAGAACGGCTGACACGATGTTGTCCAGAGGTGGGTCGAACGCGATGACCGTGTCCCCGGTTGTCGGCAGCACGATCGTGTTGTGCCGCACGCCACCAAGGTTGGACTTAAACGTCACGTCGGTTCCGGCACTTGCCACCAGCCAATATGTTCGGCCGTCGGTTGCAGTGTTCGGGCCAGCACCAACCTTGATGACGAGGTCATCTCGGTACGAGCTACCGAGAACAGGGATGGCATACTCGCCCTCGTAGACCCTTACGTTCTGGCCTATCGTGACGTTTCCGCCAGCACCAGCACCGGTCAACGCAACCGTGAACGACCCGGTTCCGGGTACGGTCACGACCGTGTAGTTTCCATCCGGCGTGCCGTCACCACTCGTGAAGTCCAATGTGACGATGTCGTCAACCGAGTGCCCATGCGCAGCGCAAGTGACCGTCACGACGTTCGCAACCCACGTGTACGTGCCGGACTTCGCTGCTGTCGCGTGAACATGGACAACGCCGGTCGCCCGCGTGCCGGTCATGGGAGAGATGATCGCCAGCAAGTCTCGAGCCGCTGTGACGATTGAACTCATCTTACGATCGCCTCCGCGATGGCAGTGCAAGCCTCGTCGAGCGTGGCCTTCATATCGATGCCGGTGAAGTCGCGCTTCGGTATGCCGTCATCGCTGTAGACCAGCCCGCGCGTCTTCTTCGTTCCCTTCTGGTGGTACTCGGCGTACGGTGCCGGGCTCCGAACCTCTGCCCACCCTGGACCGGAACTCGGCTGAAACGCGGCGAGCAAGCCTGTGTCGCGAAGCAACTCCCCACCGACACGGCGCGGGTGAATTCTCAACGTGACCTCGGAGAACGGTGGCCACTGACCGTTTCCGTTCGACTCCATCAAATCGTCCATGGCGGTGAGCACCGTTTCAGCCACGATGCCTTCCACGTTCACCGCGTCGGCACGTTGATCGAAGTCGCGAAGCGCCTTCTGCAACTTCCGCATGTCGACGTTGACGGTGACAATCTCAGCCATTCAAAAGCCTCATGGCCAGATCCACGATGTCCTGTCCAAGTCCGAGTAGCAGAATGGGTGGAAGGATAGCGTATCCACCGTGACTGAGTTTCGTTCCGTCCGTCCCGATCTCGTCTGCAAACGTGAACCGACTCTCACCGGTTGCAAGGGTTGGTTGCACCACACCACCGACGTTCCCGGACACACCGGCCACTGCCTCACCCTTGGACCTGGACCGGCCACGGCTCAACAGGTCGAACTCTTGCAACGCACGCTCGTACTGGAAGACGAAAGCACCACGGCCATCTCGACCAGCAGCAAACGACCGACGCTCGCTGGCGATCTCCATGGCGACCCATGCGCAGTGCCCTCGAAGGATCGCGTCGTTCTGGGCCAGTAGCACGATCGATGCCTTATCGGCGTACGACCGCAGCAGTCGAGAGTACAGGATGGACTCGGCCTCGCACATGACGGCTTCATACGCCGCGACCTCGGAGGTTCCGGTGATGTCGCCATCGTTATCGTCGTCGAAAAGTTCGATGACTCTGCGCGTGCCGACTCGTGTGTACAGATCGTCTAGTACGAGGAAATCCGGGGCTGCCATGGGCCACCTCTCTACGTCTTAACCAGCGTTCTCCGCGAACGACACCGGGGTCTTACCCTTGATCTCGTCGTAGTCTTTGCACTCGCCAGCCACGTTGCACGCCTTGCAGAACACGGACGGGAGATCGGCCTCTACCACGGAGTAGTCACCGAGCACGTAGTCCGGTTTCTTCACCGTATCGATCGCCACCTGACAGCAGTGGTAGTACCCAGTGTCACGGCGCTCGCCGTCCGAACCAACGACTCCGATGCCAGCTTGCTTCTGAAAGTTGACGCAGTTCACGCAGATGGATTTCTTGGCCATGTGCTACCTCCGAAAGTCAGAGTAGCAGAGAACCGAGCGCAGGGCTAGTCGGCGAACTCGATGGCGATCATCCCGGGCTTGGTAAGAGAGGCCACTTCAGTCGCGGTGAACTCGGCCACGGTCCCGTGCGGGATCTCTTTGCCGTTCTTCATCACGCCACCGATGGTGCGGTAGCGTCCGGCAACGGATGGGATCTTCGTGGGATGCGTCTGCGGCTTCGCCACTGCCTTCGTGCTGGCGTTGTGCCGGAGGTACGCCTCGTAGTCGTCCACGTGAACGACCGCGCCCTGCGCAACCAGCGAGCGGGCCTGGGCGTCGTTCAAATCCACGATGCCATTGTCCACCGCCTTACCTGACAGCGTCACGGTCCACAGGACGTGGTAGCGACCGGCTCCGATGCGAGGACGATTCGGGTCATACGAAGACGCATCGGCGAGAGACTTCCTCGCGAAAGCCCGCGCCGCGAGTGTCATGTCTTCTTTGGTGAACTGCTCCGGCGTCTCGACCTTCGGCGCGTCCACTGGAATTGAGGGCGGCGCCGGAGCCACGATGGGGGCAGGCTCCGACGCCACCGGGAGCGAAGCCGTATCAGACACTGGAGGTTCAGGGATCATCGGATCGGATGACGCGGTGAAGTCGCCGAGACGTTCGTCCGTGTCCTCCCGCTCGATCTCTGCTTCGGTTTCGGCAATGATGATCGCATCTCTGATTTGACGATGCGTCCAGTCGTCGCCGACTTTCAGACCGAGCGCTTTCGCGCGCTCGATGAGTTGTGCCTTTGGTTGTGATCCCATTTTAGGAGACCTCCGCGCCTTTGACTCTCACGTCTCTGGTCGCCGACCTGCATCCCAGGTCGTTCGCAAGTTGTTTGATATTCCTCGCAGCGTTTTCATCACGGTCTAGCACCAAGCCGCATGCAACGCAGCAGTGAGTCCTGTCACGCAGCGTCTTTCGTACCGTGCTCCCGCATCCTGAACACCGTTGACTGGTCCCTCTCGGATTCACGCGCACGAACGGCAGCCCAGCTTCTTCCGCTTTGGCTGCGAGGTGCGTCCCGAACATCGTCCAGCCCGAATCCATAATCCCGCGTCGTAAGCCGCGGGCTCCCTTCTTCGTCATCCCATCCGGCTCGCTCTCCGTGTTCGACATCTCACGCACGTCGAGTTTCTCTACCGCGAAACCGTCGTACTGTTTGACCAGCGTCGCTACCGTCTGATGGATGAAGTTGCGGCGTCGATTCGCAATCTTCTCGTGCGAGCGGGCAAGCACCAATTTTGCCTTACCCCTGTTCTGAGAACCCTTCTTCTTTCGACTGACCGACTGACCGTCCTCGCGTAGTTTATCAAGACTCTTTTGCAGGAAGCGTGGATGTTCAACCTGCGTTCCATCCGACAGAGTTGCGAACGTTCGCAGTCCGACGTCGATGCCGACGCCGTTCCGTGATTCCTTCACCATCGGTGTCGGACCGATGTCCACCAGAAAGTGAGCCCACCAACGCGCCGCACTCTTTACGATCCGCAGACCCTTGATCTCACCTTCTCTGTGAATTGCGTTTCGCATCTGAAACGTGATAGGTTCTTTCCCAATTTTCAGGACGAGTTTCTTCCTGTCGATGTACCAGTCATGTGCCGTGAAGGTCAACGTATTAAACCGATTGTGACTACGGTAACGCGGGAATCCTGGTTTCTCTCCACTCTTCACTCGTCGGAAGAACGCCTGAAACGCCCCATCCAAACGGTGCAACGAAGTCGCCCGTGTCATCTGAGTTGGAAGATTTTTGTAATCTTCATCGTCAGCCCGTAACTGCGTCAACTCTTTGCACTGATCGTAGAATGAAAGCGAAATGCTCTGACGCTGCCACGACTCGCGTCGCTGCTGTAAGGCCGCATTGTATAGAGCGCAGCAAAGCCCAAGTACCCGTTGCAGTTTTTCTTCCTGCTTCTGTGCTCGACCCAACTTCACTTTGCATGTGCGGATCATTATCCTGAAGATACCAGCAACGTGTCGGGAGTGCAACCACTACCCGAGCAGGAGGAGGTCGAACTCGGCGACGACAGCGGTGTTGTCGACGGTCACGGCGAACGCCGTGGCTCGCAGGTCTGTCTTCGCAGCATACGACCGAGGCATGGGCGGCCTGTCCTCATAGCGGGCCAGGATGGAGTTGCTCACGAACGCCCGTTGCTCGAGCGTGAACAACCCGCCGACGAGCCGCTTGTAGAACCGTGCGTCCATCGTGGTTGCCGCAACGCTGGTGATACCGACCTCACGCCCGTACAGGTACGCCGTCTTGCCGGACGGAACCGTGTACAGAGCCATGAGCGTGCGCTCGTTTCCGATCAGCACCTTGCCGCGGATCTTCGTGGGGTCAGCCGGAACACCAGCCGCTACCACGGAGTCCTCGTACACGTAGACGTCGCCGGCCAGTGCCGTGCCCGTGGCGTTGACGATGGACTGCAACCGCACCGGGTCGTCGCCACTCGGAGTAACGATCGCCGTCTTGGTCTGCCCGACCAGCGTGACGTTGAACGTCTCCTCATTCCAGGCACCCAAGGAGTCCTCAGTCAGCAGCGTCAACGTGACGGCGATGACGTCACCGTTGTTGCTCGACGAGATGAAGTACGGAGCTCCACCGGCAGCCGTGTAGTTGTACAGGCCTTCTCCATCCCACACGTCTTCGGGGTCCGTGCCGGTATCCACGTCGGGGTTCTGCCCAAACACGTGGACGTGCTCGAGACCGGGAACGCCACCATTGGCGACATCCAGAAGAAAATCGAGAGATCGCATTTTGTCCTCCATGCCGCGGGTGCGACCGGGAGGATAGGCGGGCGGGTTGCCCGGGACCCTAACTCCCGGCCATTCCCGCGACTGCTACTACGTCGCGGTGTTCGTGATGATGCCGCCAGCGATGTTGGCAACCATCACCTGAGCCGACGCCTCGCTCACGACCATCATGGTGCCGCCCCAAGGACCGCGCGCATCGACCGTGAACTCGCGGGAGCTCCAGCCGGTGCCCGACGGCCCGCGCCAGCGGAACGACGCCGCCGACATGATCTCATCCGGCATCGGGATGTCCGGCCCGCAGATGAGCACGGCAACCTTGCCGAGCGTGTCGACCTTCGTGCCGGCGCCGTTCACGTACTGCGACCCGACCACCTTGAACGGCGGCAGCGTCGGGATCGTGAAGTCGATCGAGGACATCGGCGCCTTCGCGATCTGGTTCAGCGCGTCGCTCACGGGCAGGTCGCCCTTGAACTGCCGCATCAGGTCCTTCGTGTCGTCATGGTTGATCAGCGCGAAAGCCGTCTGGAGGTTGATGGCGATCGCCTTGACCTCCTGGTACGACTTGCGGATCGCGGTCTGGAGATCGACGATCGGCGTCGAGCCAGCCTGATCCCACGCCGTGCCGGCCGCCGTGCGAACCGCGGCGTTCCAGTTGGTGTTCGTGCCGAGCATCGTCATGACGTCGATCTCGATGTCACGGTAGATGGCGTCCGCACACCGCTTCGCCGCACGCGCCTTCACGTCGAACTCGGCGCTCATCTCGGTCTGGGCCGAAATGAAGCAACCGATCGCGCGGAGCACGCAGGTGTAGGTGGACAGAGCCGACTCGGGATCCACCTCGGCAACCGCCGCCTCGCCGGAGGTCTTCACGACCACGGGCTGGAACGCGTTGTCGCTCGAGAAGATCCGGTACTTGTCCGAGAGCTGATCCACCGGAATCACCGGGCAGATCTCATCCGCCCGGAACTTCATGGACTTGTAGCTCTGGAGAAGCTCCGGAACCTCGCTCGCGTCGTGAACGTCCGACGGCGCCAGAGACAGCGACACGCGCTGCCCCGTCTGGACGTCGATCGCCTGCACCGAGCCGCCGTTGAAACCGGCGTTGATGCCAGAGAGCTTGAACATGCTGTTGGAATTCATCTGATTGCTCCTTCCTGGCCTAGCCAGGCATCCTGGCGCTGCCCTTGGCCAGTTCGACCTCGAACAGAGTTGCAGCAGCCCCGAGCGTGACGGCGATGCCGACAACGCTGTTTCCCGCCGTGCAAGTGAACCCCGTGCCGGTAAGACCAGGCATCACCCTGGCACCGACAGCGACGGCCTCGCCACCGAGCACGAGAGCAACACCCTCGATCTGGCAGTCGCCGTAGGAGAGGTCGGCGAGGTCTGCCGTCAGCACACCGTAATACGCATCGGTGTTGCCGTCCGCGGCCTCGATCTGGTTCTTGTACGTGGGGGCCGCCTTCAGTTTGACGAAGCTGCCCTGCAACAGCGTGCCGCCGGTGCCGTTGTACACCTGGCGGATGCCCTTGTCCGGAACCACTCTGGTAAGTTCGGTCATCGATTCCTCCTTGACGCAGATGCTGTCGTTTTCAAACGACAGGGGAAGCGTCAATCCTTTCTTGACTCGCGTCTTTCACACGAGTACGGTTGATATTGTGAAAATCCGTTACAGATTCCGGTTCTACCCAACTCCGCCGCAAGAGCGCGTGCTGGCGCGGACCTTCGGAGCCTGTCGTTTCGTCTACAACTGGGCACTCCGCGCTCGCACCGATGCTCACCACGTCGGAGAGAACGTAAACTACAACGCCTCGTCTTCCGCCCTCACGCAGTTGAAGAAGCAGAAGCGAACTGCATGGCTCAACGAGATCTCCTGCGTCCCGACGCAACAGGCGCTTCGGCATCTTCAAACCGCGTTCCGGAACTTCTTCGGCAAGCGCACCGGCTACCCGTCCTTCAAGAAAAAGCACGGTCCACAGGCCGCAGAGTACACGTTGAGCGCCTTCAAGTATGACGCTGCCAACCGCAACCTGACTATCGCCAAACTCGGTCTCCTCGATGTCCACTGGTCGAGAACCTTCACGAGTACTCCCACTACTGCGACGATAACCAAGCGCAGCGATGGACGGTACTTCATCACGTTGGTTCTCGATGAACCAGTTGCCCCCTTGCCGAAGACCGGCGAGTCCATCGGCATCGATCTCGGTATCAACCGGCTCGCCACCCTGTCCAACGGCGAACACGTCGTCAACCCGCGTCTGTCCCAGAAAAAGGCCCGTAAACTCGCCAAGGCACAGCGCGTGCTCGCGCGACGCAAGAAAGGAAGTCACCGACGAGATCGCCAACGTATCAAGGTCGCCCGCATTCAGTCGCAGATCTCCGACTCGCGTCTCGACCACATGCACAAGGTCACCACCGACATCGTTCGCCGGTTCGACACGATCTGCATCGAAGACTTGAACGTGTGCGGTATGGTCCAAAACCACTGTCTCGCCCGCGCTCTCAGTGACGCTTCGATGGGCCAGTTCGCGCGACTCCTGGAGTACAAGTGCGACCGCTACGGGAAGACGCTCGCCAAGGTGGATCGCTTCTTCCCATCCAGCAAACGGTGCCACGACTGCGGGCACATCGTCGAACGCTTGCCGCTCTCCGTCCGTGAGTGGGCTTGCCCAGAGTGCGGGGCAGTACACGACCGTGACGAGAACGCAGCACAGAACATTCTGGCGGAGGGACACTCCGACAGGGTAAACGCGCAGGGAGACCGTAGAAGACGTGGCAAGGCCCTCGCCAAGTCGCGCATCGGTCGTCGAACTGCGAACCAACCTGCTCTGTCTCGTGCTTCTCACGTTTCACCAGGAAGTCGCCCGCTTCAATAGCGGACGGTGGATGTCAATTTCCTTCCTCCGTTCACTGACCGACTACCTTTCCGGTTCGTTTCAGTTCGCAGGCCCGCCGCCACACCTTGTCGTGATCGGCAGTCGCCATGTTCGTCTCGTTGCTCCGCACCCAGGTCATGAGGCGGTTCGTCAGGTTGCGACCCTTCGTCGCCGTCAGATCGATGACCGTGGCGTCATCCGTGGCACCAGCGGCAGGAGCCGTGATGACCGGCTTGCCCGCGACACCCGGCTGCGTCAACACGGCCTTGTCGCCGAGCTTCGGGAACCGCTCGACGAACTTCTCCGGCTTGTTCAGTCGCAGCTCGAGCAGCGCGTCGAACATGTCGTCGGACAGACGCCGCGCGGCCAGAACCTCGCGGACCTCGGTCTCGGCCTTCGCCTTGTCCTGCTCCGCGATCTTGGCCTCGAGCGCCTTGTGCTTCGGCTCGAGCTCGCCGAGTTTCTTCTCGGCCTCGAGCAGCACCGCCACGCGGGACACGGCGTCCTCGTGCGTCGAAGCGCCGAGCGCCTTGCGCAGGGACACGAGCCCCTTGCGGTCCGCGGTCAGCTCGACCACCTCGGCACAGAGCGCCTCAGTGGTGTCCTTCGTGGCGCCGATCGCCGCCTTCACCTGTGCGCGCAGGGACACCGAGTCCTTCACGGCCGCGACGACCTCGGTTTCCCCCTCGCGAACGCCCAGTTCCTTCGAGAGAGTCTTCAGCATTTCCATGTCTCCTTCTGTCGAGGCCATCGTCGGCCCGGTTTGCTGTCGAGTCGTGGCAGCCTGTTCGGCAAGCAACGCGCTCGCGATTCTTGACACTTCATCCAACACAGACGCGGCCGGCGTCAGGGCCGGCAGCACGAGCACCTTGCGGATCGCGCCGATAATCCCTTCCATGTCGACACCGAGCGGGACCGCGTTTAATTCGAGCCATTGCCGCATGCGAGCGACTTCGGCCATGACCGCGCCAACGTCGTCCGTCTCTTTCAGCCCGAGCATTTCCTTGAGTGCGGCAACGGCCTGTAACGGAGTCGACACAGCTTCGAACCAACCGTTCAGACGAGACGCGGCGAGTTGCTGCAAGCCCTGAATGAACGGCGTGTTCGTGATCGCGATGGCGTAGACCTTCGCGCCAACGCGCTGTCCGCTTTTCGGATCGACCGCATTGAAGAGACATGACACCGATGCCCACTTGTAAGCGCCGTCGCGCACGTACTGTTCCGCAGTCGGAAGCCACCGGGTTAGAGCCCAGAGTTGTACTGTGCCGTCCGTACCAGTTCGGATGTCGAGATCGAGCACCCATCCCTGTGCCGGTGCTCCGGTCACCGCAACTTCAGACGCGAATGCGTCGGTCGCGTGCTCGAAGTCCCACGGGATCGTATCCTTGTCACCGAAGCCGTCCGCACCCTTGTGGTACTCTGGCATCGCGCGAAGGTTCGCGACCATCTCCTCAAACGTCTTGCGCGTGAACTCGAACGACAGTTGACCGCCTGCCTTGACGTACCCAGCGTACGTGCCAGATGTCGCGACATGCTGCCACTTCGGACGATCGTTCGGTTCCGACATCCCGTCCAACTGCACGGCGGGAACTCGGAACAACTTGCGCGTGGCTTCGGTCATTGGTTATGCGCTCCAGTTCGTAGCGTCTTTCGAGACCACTATGCAGCAACGTCGAATCGCTGTCGAAATCTTCGTTGAGCGAGCGTCAACACGACTTGTTTATTTTGGAGTGAGACGGAGAACTACTACGCAGCCCAGGTCGCGTCGTTCGGTACGCACTCGACAACGATGCAGCCCTCGGCGGCGTTCGCGAACCCGCCACAGGCGTGCGTCGCGCTGAACCACGCGGTCTCATCGGCGTTGTCCGCGAGCGCACCCTCGTAGAGCCCGGTAGCGTCGGTCGTGACGATGGCATACAGGGTGCCCGTCCCGTGGTTGATCACGCCAGTCGTAGCAGCACCGAAGAACGCGGTGCCAGTCGCGCCGACACCACCACCGAACTGCGTCAGACTCGAGTCGAGCCGGAGCTTGACGGCCCGGCCGATCGCGGTCCCGGCGAGGTCGCTGACCTGGACGCTGATCGTCCCGGCCGTCGCGCCACCGACGCCACCAGTCGCGACGATCGTCACGCGAACGAGGTCGGGGTGCAGAATCGCGCCACCGCCGAGTAGGTTGATGTTCCCGGTGCCGAGAAGCTGGACACCCGGGTTTGTCGTGACGTTGCCGAGGATGATCGCCGCGGTGTTCGCCGACCCGACGAGCACGTTGCCGTTCGCACCAGCACCACCGCCGCCCGTCACGCCACCAGCGCCCGCGTTGAAGACGGCATTGCCACCGGCCCCGCCAGCCGCGCCAGCCGAACCAGCGCCGCCCGCGCCACCAGTGACCGTCGCTGTTGCGCCAACACCGCCAACGATGGCCGTGTGAGCCGCGCCACCCGCGCCACCCGTCATGGCTGCCGTTCCACCATCACCAGCAGCAGCAGCACCGTCCGAAGCGCCGCCGACACCGCCAGCCGCCGCGAACGCACCGCCCATCGCACCAGCGACACCGCCAGCGATGCAACCGGCACCGGCAGTCGCGGTGACATTCGCACCGACGGTCCCGGCAACGGTCTGCGCAGCGGGCGTAATGGCCTGATTCGCCAGTCCGTTGACCAGCAGCGTCGGAATCGTAACGATGCCCGTGCCGAGGAACGTGGTAGCCGGGTTATCCGTGACGTTCCCGATCTGAATCACGGCGGTATCAGCCGAGCCGATCTGAACGTTCCCATCCGCGCCAGCACCAGCACCACCAGTCACACCACCAGGACCGGCGTTGAGCAGAGCGTTTCCGCCAGCGCCACCGGCTGCGCCAGCAGACCCAGCACCACCGGCACCACCGGCTACCGTTGCCGTCGCACCGATCCCACCGACGATGGCGGTATGCGCAGCGCCACCGGCACCACCGCGAAGTGCAGCTGTCCCGCCATTCGCCGCAGCGCCCGTACCATCAGACGCACCACCGACACCGCCAGTTGCAGCAAGTGCACCACCGACTGCGGCAGCCGCAGCACCGACCGCCGCAGAACCGGCGCCAGCCGTTGCCGTGACATTCGCGCCGACCGTGCCAGCGCCAGCAACCTGTGCGGCCGGAGTAATCGCCTGATTCGCGCGACCATTGGCAAGGAAGGTCGGGATCGTGACGGTACCAGTTCCGAGGAACGTAGTTGCCGGGTTGTCGGTCGTGTTTCCGATCTGGACAGCCGAGGTGTTGGCAGAACCGATCTGAACTACGCCATCGGTACCGGCACCACCACCACCAGTGGCCCCTCCGTGACCTGCGTTCATGACGGCGTTTCCACCGTTGCCAGCCGCGGCACCAGCAGAACCGAGACCACCGACACCGCCAGCGAGCGTGGCAGTTGCGCCATTCGCACCGGCAACCGCCGTGTGCGCGGCACCACCAGCACCACCCGTGAGAGAGGCGGTCCCACCGGCCGCAGCGAGATCGGTACCATCCGAGGCACCACCAGCGCCACCAGCCATCGTGAGAGCGCCACCGAGCGCACCAGCAACCGCAGCCGCAGCCGCAGAACCAGCACCAGCCGTGATCGGAATCGCGACACCGACCGCGCCAGCACCAGCCGTCTGAGCCGCCGGAGTCAGATCACCTTCGAAGACATCCCACCCGGTGCCGTTCCAGGTGAGCAATTCGCCGTACACGAATGTCTGCCCGGTATTGGTCTTCGTCGGATCGTTGTCGGTGCACGGGGACGAGCACCTGTAGGTATCACCGTTCAAAACGGTGGCGGGAGTCGGGAAGTTCGCCGCAGCCGCGACGTTTCCTTTGTAGTCCATCGGACCAGTGAGCCCGAGTTGCGCAGCGGTCACGCTGTGCGGGTTGCTGACGTTCGCGATGTGGGCGTCGGTGAGACGCTTCAGTGCTCGATGCCTTCCGAGTCCGGGTGTCGTCATTGGGTCCTCCCTGGCTGGTTGCCCACGCGACACAATGTCGCGGAGGTGGGGCCATGTTCGACACCACTATGCGGCAACGTCAGTTTGATGTCGAAATCTTGGACTGTGAACTACAGCAGAGAAGAAACACCGGACGTGAATCCGGAATCAGGAAGTCCAGCGAAGTCGGATCGAGAACCAACTTGGTTCGCGTAACTCTTGTCGCGCGTGATGACACGGCAACGACATTGGAAGCCGGCCGGCGGATAGCACGTCAGCCAGAACGGGTCGGATGCGTAGAGCATCTTTCCATTCGCCGCAGCGTGTGTTGCTCGAGCGCGAGGGAAATCTTGCAACGAGCGCCACTGCCAGATCGGCCGTGCGCGCATCACCTCGGGCTGTGTAGCATGCGTGTACCGACCTGCCTGATACGAGTTCGCCATGTTTGTGCGGAACACGTTCTCAATGTGACTCGCGCTCAACGCTCCGGACTCGGGCAGCTTGCTCGCGACCATTCCAGCCGACACGAGCCGCTTCTTCATGAACTTCGAGAACTCGCGCAGGTCGCCACCTTCACCAACTTGACGTGCAAGTTCGGCCTGCAACACGGTCAACATCTCAGTGGACTGGACGCCAGCGACGGTGAATGAACGGCGCCGCACGTCTGCCGTCATGGCCTCGAACTTGGCTCGCGGCAGTACCTTGCGCGCCCTGAACCAGTTCATCGCGTCCTTGAACGGCATCTTGGCGAACGGCGTCTTCATCGCTAGTGACAGACGCTCGACGACCATGATGTCCGGCGATGCGCTCAGATTCCAACCGGTCTTCTCGTCACCATCCGCGTCGATCTGCCCGACCTCGAGCGCGTTGTCCAGGCAGCCGAGTGCCGCACCCTGTCGCATCCGTCTCTCGAGCGGGCGCGCATAGAGATTGAGGTCCAACTTCTCGGACGCACGCACCATGGCGTTGTAGATTCCAACAGCCGTGGACTGGTCACGTACAGCCGCTTCGAAGTGGTCGGCCCATGCGTTCGTCGCGCCGTACAGTTCGCGCTCGCCACGCTTCACGATCTCGTCGGGTGAACCGAAAACGGTCTCGGGTTCGCCATGCTCGTTCGCAAGGAGAATACGACGATCAACGCGCACGATCTCTGCGGCGTCGTCCAGTTCCATTTCTGCGCGCACAACGTTCAGTACAGACTCCTCGCTGTCCAGTTCCGGGAAGCGGCGAGACGAGAATGAAGACGCGGCAATCTCTGACACGTCTTTGTCGTCTTCGTCCTCGTCCTCGTCCTCCTCAACCTCTGGTTCGGCATCCGGTTCGACAGGAGGGACAACTGGTTCTTGCGGTGCTCGTCTCTTGTTGAACTCGGCGATCGTCAGGTTGCCGTCCGGATCTTCAGCACCATCTGGCGTCGTCAACGGCGGCAAGCCCTGACCTGCACGAGCTTCGTTCACAGTGACGATGCTCGCGACATCGGAAACTCCAGCCTGCCCAGCTGGAGACGTTCGACTCCCCTCTCCCACGTCCGCGGTCTCGGCGATCGGTTGCTGTTCTCCAACGGCCGGCGAGGCTCCAGGCGGGTACACGATGACAGGCCGCGGTGCAGGTGGAACCGGCGACATGGGCGAACTCGGAGGCTGGTCCATCTTGATGACCGTGGCGTCTTCCTCCGGACGTCGGAATCCGGACACCTCGTACGCTTCGTCAACCTCTACCTCGAGCCCAGCCTTCAACGCCTTGTCGAGACGATCCAACTCCGCGTTTCGATTCGGAGGCAGATCGCTGCGCAACACGAAGTGCGGAGCGTTCGGCAACTGGTCGGCACCGAAGTTGACCTCGATGATCGCATCAGTCACTTGGTCTTCGATGACCTGTGCCATTGTCAGTGCGTCGTTCGTCAGAATGGCGAACTGTTCGTCCTGCATGACGCTGGCCTGTGATGTATTGAGACCACCGGCCATGTTGTCCGTCGTGCCAGTCTGTCCGAGAACGAGCTTCGAGATCTGCCGGTCGCACTCAGCGATCACGTCCTTGTGAACGTTCCCGGCCGTGTCTCCAGGGGCCAGAACTTTGATGTCGACGCCACGCGGAAGCAGGGCGCTATAGGTGGAACCGAGACCATCGATCGCAGCCTTGGCGGCGATCAGATCTTCCTGACTCGTGTCGCTGTCATCTCCTGGAACTCCGACACGCCACGGCTTACCGAACAGTTCGAGAAGCTGCATGCGGTCGCGTTGTGCGAACCGCTTGAAGAACGCCCAGATGAGAGACCGGCAGCCGATTCCCTCCATCTCCTGGTAGTCGCCGAACTGACGCGGCATCCACTGGACGTACTTGCGGTACAATTTCTGCTTCTTCAACTCGACCGGATCCAGTGAGTAACCTTCAGTCGAGAAGCGAGCTCCAGACCCAGACTTCGAGTCGTCGGTCACGACGAGATACCGAGTCGGACCGAAGTTCAGACGCCTCGGGTGGATGTACAGGATGCGCGCAATGGCCATGGACGCCGTGCTCTTGCCAACAGTCATCGGCTGGATCGGCATCCAGTCAAGCTCACTCGCGGCGCGGCCATCGACAACACCCCACGCGAGGTCCTGAAGGAAGTCGCGGAAGTTCACCATGTTGCAGATCTGAGCACGGACGATCGCTGCGTAGTCTCGAGCCAAGTCCTTGTCGACGTCAGGACCCTCGGCTGATCGAACCTCCCACGGGAGAGCAGCAACGGTTCCGAGACGCTTGCGGAGCACGCCAGCGTAGTGGGGGTCGTAGAAGATGCTCTCGCGAATCAAGTCGGTCAGGTCGCGCATCTGGCCAAGTGCCGCACGCTTCAACACGATCTCGATCATGTCCGCGGAGATCGAACGGCCGAACCGCGTGCGCTGCATCTGCGAAGCGTCGGGGCTCGCAAGATTGATCTTCTGCAACGCTGCGACCGGGATGGGCGGCGCGGCCTTGACAGGCGCGTAGTTGCGCAGGGCGAGCGGCCCAGATTGTTCCGCCGAGATGATGCGTCGCGCCATCGGTTAGCTCCCTTCGAGCTTACGAGCCGCCCTCATCATAACCGCGCTCGCCCGCTTCCGCAAACCAACCGCCCGCGGCTTACCTGCACCAGTCGCAACGGCTCGAGCCAACGACGAACGACCGTCCACCGATCGCGCCTCCGCTTTCGATGACAGTGAGCCAAGGAGTGGGTCGAACGAAGACACGAACGCACCGATCTCAGTCGAACGATCCGGAGCCAACTTGTCGGCCTCAACCTTCCAAGCCTGCAACGCTTCTCTGATGGAATCGACGGCCTGTTTGATTCCGGCCGACTCGCCTTGCGCTTGTCCAGCTCGTAGCAGTTCAAGATCGGCACCTTCGAGCTTTACGTTAACGACGTCAGTACGTTGGTCGTTCATTCGTTCTCCTCTAGTAACTTCCCATCTTCAATCCTTCACGAGACGCACCGTTGCCGACCCACGTACTCCTACCGGTGTTGCCACGGCGATTTCTGCGGGAAGCCTCGCAGGCGATCCAGCCGGCCATGAGCCTGTCACCACTGTGCGCCTGCGGCTGGTAGTACAGACACTCGTCGATCCAAGACTGAACCTCGGGATCGCAGCGGCCATCTTCCGAACACGGGATGATCCAGCCGCCATTCTGCAACTCGGCGAAGACTCCCTCAACGCCAAACTCCTGGTTCGACTTGTTTCCGCCCTGCGTAGAATGGGCAATGATGCGGAGGTCTTTACGTTTCTCGATGGCGAACTGTCGAATGAAGTCCTGCGCTGCGTTCGACTCGACGGCGATCGTGGCGCCGTAGGCATCTGCGTTTCCAAGGATGCGATCGACGATCTCGGGGCCAGTCCACCGACCGGACTCGATGTTGAGCACACGCCGTGACTGGTCTTCCTCGATGGCGATCGTGAACAACACGGTCAGGTCGTTCTTCTTTTTCTTGCCGATCGCCATGTCGACGCCAGTGTACACAGGTCGTTCACCGTCGTACCGACTGACCATGCTGGTACCGGCTCCGCGAGCCTTGCACCGTTCAATCCACTCGCGCTGGCACCGCATCTGGTCGTCGGCGAACGGCTCGCACATGCATAGACGGGCGAACTCATGAGGCAGCCAGGTGCGCCTGAGCACTTCGATCGATTCCCGCGAACGCCGCTCGGGCCACAGTGGGACAACCTCGTCTGGGTCCGGATCGTGGGCGCGCAACCTGTACCAATCGTGCTTGCCACTACACCGCGTGACGCTCGGGCGCAGGTAGTTGTCGAGCGCGTGACGAACCCAGTTGCCATCGGCGTTCGTCCACCGGATGTAGCCGTCGATGTCCATGGTGAGGGTGGCGAATCCCATCTCGCGCTCAAGATAGAACGTCAAATCTTCACGGTCCCATGGCGTGTTTGTGACGACAACTCGCGAGGGAAGCGGGTCGGGATCCATACGGCTCAGGATACGACTCGTGAAAATCTTTTCGAGTTCGTTCCGTTCTCCCGGTGAAGTCGAGTTCGTGTCGTCCACGAGGTCGTCTGTCAGAACCCAACTGAGACGCGAACCACTGATTTTCGCACCAATGCCGATGGCCCTAACTGTCGCGTCTCGGATTCCTGCCGGACGTTCAACGGATACTTGATCTTGGGTCCAAGGATCGCCTACCCTGGTCGAACGTCTCAGGTGCGGAAACACATCGCGCAGTGCTGACCCTAAATCCTCGTCTTCGAGGTAGTCCTTGAACATGCGCAGGATTTTTTTCGACTGCTCAACGGAGTGAGAGACGATCGCTCCGCGCTGTGTGACGTCGTTTCCAGTGAGCCACAATCCAAGCGCGGCCATCGTAAAGCTTTTTCCATGATCTATGGGCAATCGAATCACACACTGCTGGTGAGCGAGCGCGAATGAGAACAGCACACGTTGATGCGCGGCCACGTGCAACGGCTTCTTTGTCGTCTCATGTCGAACTACCATCTCGAAGAACTCGGCCGGGTCGCGCCGAGCTTCCCTCTCCCGGCGTGCGACAGCGCGAGCCAACAACTTCAAGTCGTTTTTGCTGAACGGTTCAGTCATCGTGGCTTCGCCTCAAGTATTCCAACAACTCGGGCGGGAACTTTCGCATCGCCTGAGTCTCGATCTGCCTGACTCGTTCGCGAGTGAGGTCAAGGAACTTACCAACTTCGTCGAGCGTATGTCCCGCGCGATCGGCCACGTCAAGAGAGCACGTGTCCTCCAGGTCGTCGATGGTCTTGTCTGGGAAGTTCAGTACGATGCCACCGGCCGAGTTCACGTCGAGAAAAAGATGATGACGGCAGGAGGAATATGGACACGGGCGCGGTGCATCGATGCACTCACTTCTGAACCGCGGTCTCCAGTGGTCCGTCGGCAAGTCCGTCTCGTACACGCTGGCGAGTTCGGCACAAGGTTTTCTAATTGGGATCGTGCGACTTGGGTGATACCTGTGGTAGCCGAGCATTCGCCTACGATACTCTCACAGGCCGGTCGGCTTCAAGACCAATTTCGCAGCGGCAGTGATCGCAGCGATGGCTTCGGTCGCTCCCTTGGCCACAACGACGGTGTCTCCGATGCTCCGCAGATAGGCGTGCCAGTCGGTTTGTTTGTCGCTCGTCTTGCTTCCTTTGAGCCTCTTCATCTCGATCCAGAGACGCAACCCGGGCACGTGCAGATCGGGAACTCCAGTGTTGACTCCCTCCTGCTTGAGTCGAGTCGCGACGATGATGTTCCGCTCGCCCCCATTCGGCGTAGCATAGATCGCGAAGTCACCATTCGGCAGACAGAGATGCGGCCAACGTAACCGGGCGTAGTCGCGGCACCAATCGACAACGGCTTTCTGTTCATCGTGTTCAAGAGGTACGGCAGTGAATGAACGGCGTCTCATCTCAGATGAGGTCGAGCCCGAGGTCTACCTTCTTTTCGACCTCGAACGAACCGCAGACAGGGCAGAGCAGCGCTACGAGGCCGGTGGCCCTCCACTCGTAGTCACACTCGTCGCAGCGAAGCAGGCTGACCATCGCTCTATTTCGACGAGACGCCGAATCATCGACGTCGATGTGCTGTTCTCGCCGCATTGTATTAACCCTTGCCACAACTGTATTGTAACTCCTCCGAATACGACATGCAACAACTACATGAAATTCTGTTCAGCGGACGGATTGGAAGGGTTCAACGGCGCTCGGGAGATCGAACGGCAAACATCGTAGGGTCTCCACAGGACGGACAGGTCACAACGTATCGCGCGTTCAACTTCGTCGTACCTTTCTGCGGCTTGACTTCGGACGGGTCGAGTAGAGCTCCGCAACAAAAGCAACCGACCTTGCACGCAGCGATGATCGATTCGTAGGTTGGAATCCTGGACGTCGGCATGTTCACCTCAGTTCGAGTTTGCAGTCGGTCGATGTCGAGCCCAACGACCTTATCGCGGCTCGTATGGCGCGCGCAAGCAGAACAGGATCGGGGATACGAGGCCAGCCGGTCAACTTGTTCAAGAGTGGATCGTAGTGAGGTTCGATTTTCGGCAACGTCGGGTCAACCGACTGAACCCACTCCAAGAGGCTACCGCAACACGTGCTCGGAGTGATGATCACACCAGCAATATCCGACCATCCGTCCTCGGTGGGCGCCGCGAGGTAGGCGCGAATGCGTGCTCGGATTTTCTCTCCGACTGGACCGCAGAAGTTCTGAGCACCGTCGAGCAGTCGTGACCGTTTCACTTCCCGGTCTCCCTGGGTAAAAGGGCGGCGCGAATGACATCTTCGATTTTAAAATCAGCCCCCTTGTTATGGCGATCGATCATGGCCAATATTTCGGAGTCGGTGAACACAGCTCGGAAGTCTTCGGGATACTTGGCGGTCAACGACACCGTCGCGATTTCCAGTGCATCCCGAAGTCGAGTGTTATCGGTTTCGAGTTCGGCAATACGAGACGCAGCACCCCACGATGTCGGTACATCGCACGGATTGCTTGTCGCGCGCTCACACACGGTTCGGCACGCTTCTAGGTCGCCACGTACCGTGCAATTCTGGCAATGGTCGCTCATCTGCTTGCTCCTTTTCAACGCTCCAGCACCTGACCGGCCCGGCGATCTGGGGAGGGTTGCAGGTTGGCTGCCTGCGCCAGATCGTCGAGCCGGTGCGATGCTGGAACGGACTTCATCGATTCGCCTCTCGTTCCTTGTCCTTCTTCTTCCACCTACGGGTCATCTCTCGGCGGTCGGCCCTGGTCAGCCGGACCTTGCGCTCGACGACTCTCGACACGATCGCAGCCCCTGCCGTCCATGTTGGGAAGGCATCTTCCTTCGAGCGTTCGACTGGACCGACCGGCCGCACCTCGTACAGATCACCTCGACTCCTTGCGGCATACCACCGAGCGTACATCAAATCGGTCGTGAAGTAGATGGCTCGTTTCCCTGTCGGCGGATCAATCGGCGCGTCGTCGGGTGCGTCTGCCAGCATCTTCAACACCGGCAGCGCACGAGGACCTTGCTGTCTCAGCCAAGCGCGGTACTCTCCAACGGTCACGACCCTGCCAGCGGCACGGGCCTCGCAGATCGGACAGCCGTCCTCAACGTGAGGTGACGACGGGACGAGCGTATCGCCGACCTTCATCTTGCCGATGCCGCCGTGGTACCAGGTCACGGTTTCACCACATTGTCGCGCAACACGTCCGCGTGACAGTGTCGCTCGCTGTTCTCAGCGGCGAAGTCCAACGAGATAATGAAGTCCTCATCCGGCCGGTCGTGGCAGATGTCCTGCGCCTTCGCCGCTTCCACCTTCCACGCATCGTCGAGGTTGCAGGTGTACCCGTGGCCACCTTCGCGCCAGAACAATGCGCAGTTGCCGACGACTGGGCCGCGGTTGAGAATCACATATAGTTTGCTCACTTGCCAACCTCCTTGTCGGAAACCGGTTTCCACACGTCTCCGAGCTTCGGAAGCCACGTCGGAACTCGCTTCTTCACCGGCTCCAACGGCTCGATACCGTCGGACAGTTCATCGAGCGCGAGGCGGTCGGACTTCTTCTGCGCTTTCGTCTTCGAGTTCACGGATTCACCTTCCTCGCGCCTTCTGCGGCCACACCTTCTCCATCACCCGTTTGATAGCTTCTTGACGCAACATGACAGACTCTTTTGGTGTGTACGGTACCTCTGGTCGGAAACGACTGTGCAAAAGCAACTCCCCATAGAGATCCGTCATTTCCTCTTTTGCAAATGGATCGAACGGTTCACAATTGCTGTGTCGCAACGGACATCCATCACACCTGTTTGGGTACAGTGGTTCTGCCTCGCAACTAATGTTCCGATCGTGCATCTTATCCTTCATCGTCCTGGTCAACTTTAACGCGAGCGCTCCGATGAATCCGTAGATCGCCAGAAACATGACGAAGTTGTCCCCACGCTCACGTTCGATCTGGTGCAGTTCCTCCCATGTCCACGGTGTCATTCTTGCACCTCCGTCAGCCCCTTCAGGAACTCGCGCCGCATCTCGGCGATCCGTTTCTCACGCGGCATGAACTCGGGCAGGCCAGGGTTGAACATGACGTCTGCCGCGTGTCGGTCCTCCTGCTCTTGCGCCCACGTCTTGAAGTTCGGCTGCATCTCGTTCGCGAGTTGCGAACACGCCATGAGGAACGTCGGCGCATCGATGTCGAACGGGCCGCAGTCGCCGAACGCCGGGTTGTTGTTGTAGATCTTCATCGCCCTTCTCCTTCTCCTTCTTTCTCCGGAGGGTACAGCCAGTCGTCCATCTTCTTCTTCGAGCCCCAGCACGCGGACGGGCACTCGTTGTACAGGTAGCCCACGTAGGCCGGGAGATTCGTCAGGTTCTCGTCATCAGCTCGCGCGACCGCTTCTTTCAAATCGTTGCAGATGATCGCCGTCAGAAAATGTCCAACCGGCCGGTGGGTGGCAACGTACTGCTGAAGCGCGTACAACATGTGCTCTGGAATGTGAAAGCCTCTGAACGTGTAGGTCGTCATCATCTTCTCACTTTCCGCGGTCTCTTTCCGACCTGCTCTCCAGCGATTCCTTCCATTCGTCGACACGGCGGCAACCACCGGGTTCTTCCGCCGGGTCGTTCAAGTCGCACATGTCCGAATACGGGCAGTGAGAGCACAGGTCATCGGGCCACGGTGCGCTCATGGATGATTCTCCTTGGTTGCCATCTCGGCGACGCATCTCGGCACGTTCTCTTTCTTCCCTATCCATCCGCCACCGGACCACCTGAACCCGGCCTCACGCAAGGCATCGAGCACTTCGTTATCCGGCTTCTTGGCAAACGTGACCTGCACCCACTCGCCACCTTCGATGACGACACCGCCGGCCGCTACCGCGCGATCGTTCCGCGCCCTGTATTCTCGCACCTCTTCGATCCGCTTCTTGTCCGTGCGAATCCTGGCGCGTAGGTTCGTCATGTCGAGCGGCGCTTTGAGGCAGGCGAACTGCCTCATGGTCTGCGCGGCATTCGTGGCGATCTTCTCGCTGCACACGCCGTCCGCTATGAGCTGCGCGGCCCGTTCGTCCGGCGTGCCCTTGGCTTTCTTCCACGCCTTGTTGATTTTGTTCATCTCGTCGGCAAGGCGCTCGTGCGTCGCGATCCGCGCTTCGATCTTCTCGATTGCGTCCTCGTCGTCCGAAAACACGGTGCGGTCCAGTTGTCTCGCGAGGTTCGCCGCCTTGCCAGCGTGCTCGGCTGCCCGGTGGGAGGCTTCAACACCGCGGCGCATAGCCGAGTCGGACTTCTCGACGGCTCGACGATGGTGATTCTCGCTGTGATGATTAACCAAGATCGGCTGCCCAAGTTCGATGCCTCTCGTCGCGTCACGCGCCTTCTGAAATTCCGTCGCCGACTTGGAGCTCGCGGAGTCTGCCCACGTCTCGCGCTTCTCGAGTCGCCGCTCCATGCGCTCACGTCGGGTCACGGCGTCACCGTCTCGAGGTATCCGATCCTGACCTCGGAGACGTTGCAGCACAATGAAGGAGCGATGTTGAGTTCCGCACTTCCCTTGCTGATTCCGAGCGCGGCGCAGTGCGAGTAGCACAGGCGCGCAACTTGGCAGCACAGGGCCGGCTTGCCAGCACCGGGACCGGCGACGATCATCAACTCACCGCACTCCTCGATCTTGATTTTCCGTTCCACTTCAACCCTCCTCTTTCATTTCCGCCAAATCGGCCGCGATTTCTTCCTCAGTGACACCCGCCTCGCGCATCTGCTTTGCAAAATCTTCGGGACAGAGGCCGTGCGAGATCATCGCGCCAGCCGGGATCGTGTTCTCGACCCAGATGCCGTTCACTCGCTGCCTATGACAGCGGCAACACGCGACGTAGATGGTTTCGGTTTCCACGTGACTTCCCTACGACCCGCAGGCCGCGTAGTAGCCGTCCGCCTCGATGTAGTAAGTCATCGTCCGCACGTCCACCTGAACGCGCGGGATGGAGCCCGTGAAGAACGCGATGGCGGCACACACGAGGTTGACCGTCTCGCCATTCGCCGAGCACGCGATCGGGTCCTTCCAGTTCTTCGGCGCGATCCGGTTGAACGCAGCGTGAAGATCGGCAATCGTGAAGTTGCCGTAGACGCTGCGGTCGACAGTCGTCTTCTCGTACGCGCGCTCGGTGGATTCGTTGGTCGTCATCGGTCCCTCCTGTGGTTCGTCTTCATGTCCAGCGAGCCACCGCTGAACGACGCTGTATCTCTATGTATAAACCTTATGGTTTACCGTGTCAAGTCCTTTTTTTCAGGCACCTCCCTCGACCCGCTCGCCCTTCAACACCTGGGCCGCCTTGTACAGCCGGGCCGTCATCTCCTGGCTCGATGCGGACTCGGACAGGGCCTCGAGTTGCCGGCTGATCTTGTCAATGTGCAACGACTCCTCGCCGCGATTCTTGATCCCCTTGATCCAAGCGTTCGCTCGCTTGACTCCGTCGCGGTTTTTGAGCACTTCGATCGTCTCGCCCGCGAACTCGACGCTGTACATTTCCGCATCCAGCGTGAGTGCTTTCCCATCCGCGTCCTGCGAACCTGGAATAGGAATCTGGCGCGTGACCGGAGTCCAACATCCAGCGCGCGGGCGCTTCACAGCGGGTGCGTTCGGGTCGCGTGCCGGTTTCGGTGTCTTCGGTGTCTTGTCCTTTTTCGTCATTGTGTTCTCTCACTTTTCTGGGCACTCGCGCCCGGGTTATCACGTCTACTTCTCGAACAGATCAATCAGGAAATCCGCGTCCACAACCTGTCCCGCTCGATGCTTCTTATCCAACAGCATCAACTTGGCGAGTCGCTTCCAATCCTTCTCGGTTCGAGCCATGACCACAACGTAGCCGTGGTATTTCAACTGGTCGCTATTGTCGTCCTCGAACGCCAAGATGTCACTACAGGCCGTATCGGAAATCAGTTGCTCGACGAGATGCCGCTCCAAGCGAGCCTCGATGATTGCTTCGCCCGATGGGGACAGTTGAGGAGTCGTAACCTTTTGGATCTCATCGTCCATCTAGTCTTCCCTCACACTCACGACCACGGTAGGGTCCACGGCCCCATCGTCGTGATACGCCACCGCGTTCTTCGGGTACAGCGCACACGTCGAGCGCATCCCGCAGACCATGGGCTCGCCGAGCACCTGTGCCAATGCACGAATCAGAGCTCGCGCTTGGTCGAGCGTCAACTCGAAATGGTGACCGCCGGCCGTGACGTCGAGCATGTTCATTCCTTGCCCCGTTCGATCTTCGCGAGCCGGAACCACTCCCGCAGCCCGTCCACGAGTTCCTTGTCGTTCTCGATGAGCTTCCCGCGGACCAGGATGTCGCCGTTCGCCTTCAACTCGAGCACCGGCGTCAGCTTGTCGGAGACCACGCGGAACTGGATGCTGCCATCTTCGGTCGGCGCCTCGATCGCGCTCGTCGCAGGAACCCGCGCGTCGGGCTCGAAGAACGGTGACCCATGGCAGTGCTTCTTAACATCGATCGGCATTCACTTAACTCCCATCTGCGCTTCAAGCGCCTTGATTCCCGCGTCCACAATGTCGTGCATGGACACACCTTCGAACGCCATCGGTACATCTTTGTCTTCGGCCATCACGGCCTGATACGCGGCCCACGCGCGCTTCTGCTTCGCAGTCATCGGCCGGTTCACGGGCCGCTCGACCTTGTTTCGCTCTGTCATCGCGTGGAGCATCGCCTCTCGCGCGAACGGTATCGTCGCGAGCACGGAAGCGAACGCCGGAATGATCGGCCCTCGGTATGAGGTCAGCGTGCACCCGTCATCCGACTTCATCACCGTCACGACGTGCGACCCGAGCCCGAGCCCGTCACATGCCATCGTGTCACGCACGGGGTAGTAGCGACTGCCTCGCTTCTCGAATAGTGTGCTCATACCTTCCTCCATCACCCGTCGCCCAATCGACGCCGGTAGTGCTCGAACAACAACTTCACCGAACAGTCCCGCGTCAGGTCCGGATACAACAGCGACTTCACGACCACGCGGCCATTCGGTTCAGCTCGGACGATCTCAACTGAGTTCCACGTGCTCTCAGCCAGCGGTTCGTTGCGGTCGTACATGGTGCCGACGAGACTCATTGCATGGACCCCGATTCGTCCGTCGGAATGACTCCGCTCGATACGTCCGCGAACATCGAAACCTGCTTCTCCTCGCGCTCATCGACTCCGCGATTCAGATTCTCGCACGCGACTTTCCAGTATGACTCCTTGAGTTCGATGCCAACGAACTTGCGGAACAACCGGAGCGCCTGAAACCCCTCCGACCCGATACCGGCGAACGGAGAGAACACGACGTCCCCCGGCGCGGACCACAACTTAACCGCGCGCTCAATGACTCCGAGCTGCAACGGACATAGGTGCTTCTCGTCGTCTGACTCGCGACCAGGGCGCGGAGAAAGGACGTCCGTCTCACGGATTCCGTCGGTCGTCATGTGCCGCGACGGGTAGTTGTCGAATCTCCCATCATCTGGCATGGCGCGATACCAGACCGGAGCGGCCCATTCGCACCACTCCTCGGGAGTCACCCACCCCGATCCCTTATTCCAACGCTCGTGGCTCCCTGCCTGAATCGGCATTTCGTTCTCGCCGTGCTTCTTGAAAATCAGAAGATAGTCCGCAAGGGCCGGGCGTACGTTCGCGGAATCCTGGGAAAGAGTCTTGAACAGAAGCGTCGACTCTTTCGTCCGGCTCGCCTTGACCTGCGGATTCTTGTCGATGGTGACTTCGCCGTAGTAAATCCACCCGGAGTCCTGCATCTCGGAGATGATTTTGCCTCTGAAATCCCTCAAACCGACGTACCCATCCTTGCCCTTGAACACGGGTTCCTGCGTGAGATGGATGCAACACGACCGGCCCGATTTTGTGATTCTCAGAATCTCGCCCATGAGGAACTTGAAGTGCGCAATCAATTCGGAGATGCTCGCGACGTTCCCGATGTCGCGGCTTGAATTCGTGTACGCATACATGCCGGGAAAAGGCGGAGAGAACACGGACAGTCCGACGGATTCGGATTCGATCTCTTTGATGACCTCGACTGAATCTCCGAGGTGCAATTCCCAATCCGTTCCCCGCGCGACGTCGCGCTTGTATTCCATTTCGGACCTCTCCGCCTTTCGGTTCAGTTCATGCACGGACATGTTCTTCACGATGGAGTCGAACATCTCCATTGCCTGTCGTTCCTTGCGTTCGATGTTCGCGACAACCGCGCCCTCGGCCTCTCCCGTCACAATGTAGCAGTTGACCTCGCGCTCCTGCCCAAACCGCCAGCAACGGCGCGTGGCCTGATATAGCGCCTCGTAGGAATCCGACAGCCCGACGAAAACTATGTTTCGGCAGTGCTGGTAATTCATGCCGTGACCTGCGATCGAAGGCTTGGATACGAGGACGCGGAAGTCTCCAGTTGAAAATCCGAGGAGCTTTTCTTCTTTGTATTCTGCCGTGTTGCTTCCGCGCACTTCGACGGCTCCCGGTATCGCCTTCGTCAACGCCTCACTCTCTGCGTTCAGATCGCACCACACGATCCACTCCTCATTGCTCCCGTTCACGAGTTCTGCACACATCTTGACGCGGTCCGGCATGGACGAACGCCGAGCGTTGCGCCGTTCTTCGAGTGTTCGCGCCTCGAAGACGAACAGACAACCTTCCGACGGTTTCCCGCGCGTCGTGATTTGGTGCATGTGGAGAGCGGGAAGAAGGAACTTCCCGTCTTCGTATCCGATGTCGGACGGCTTGCGGATTGCAATCGACCACTCCGCCATCCACTTCCAGAACGCCTCGCGGGCGTGCCCCTTGAGTCTCCATGCGTGGGTTGTGTTGCCGTCCTGCTTAAAAAACAGCGCTATGATTTCCTTTCCTCCCATGATGTCAAGGAACTCGGAGTGATTCGTGATTTCAATGAGGTCGTTGGGTGCCGGAGTCGCCGTGCAACAAAGGCGAAATGTGATGTTGACGGCGAACTCGGTTATCTGCTTTCGAATGACACCATCAAACGACTTCAGGATCGAAGATTCATCGAGCACAATCCCCGAGAACGAGTCCGCCGTGAAGTGGTGCAGCCGCTCGTAGTTCGTGACGTTGATGCCGGGTCGAACGTCATCACCTGTTTTGCAGACAGTGACGCCGATCCCGAACTTCTGTCCCTCTCGGCGCGTCTGTTGTGCCACGGCGAGCGGTGCCAGGATGAGAACGTTGCCCTTCGTATACTCGCAGACGTGACGAGCCCATTCGAGTTGCTGCGGCGTTTTCCCGAGTCCGCAATCCTCGAACAGTGCAGCGCGACCGCGATGCAGAGCCCACCGCACGATCGCCTTTTGCCAATCGAACAACTGCGGATTCATGTCGTTCACGTCGACATCAATACCGCATGCCTCAACACGAATGCGTTTCGACTCGAGAAACGCCTTGTACTCTTCGTTCACCCCACCCTCCTATTCAGTGCCCTATCTCCCTCCGGCCCGTGGCCGTGGTCCGACATCATGCCGTGGTGAATCTGCGCAGCACCGAGGTTCGACGTGCCGGAGCGTACGAACGTTTCGAGATCGAGCGGCTCAACCGGACCGGTGAGGCACGTTCCGCAGTACCATTGCCGCGGTCCAGGTTCATCCGTCTCGCGGTCCCGCAGGGCGCACCAATCGAGATCGCCGGTCACGGTTCCGCACCCCTGACAGGCGTCCGGGCGCGTCTGCCTATGTAGGTGCATCGCGACCATGCCGGCCCGGATCGCCTCACACGATGCGGCCGAATTGTGCCCGCCCTTTTTGCGGCCTTGTTTTCCGTGGAGCCCGCTGCCTACACCGCCCATTACCGCACCGCCTCTAACTGTTCGCGCAACCGTTCGATCGTCGACTTAGCCGGCGACCGCATCGTGTTCTCGGCTTCCACGTCCCGCGGCTCCCTGCCTTCGGCGAGCGCCACGGCCAAGCAGCAGCGACGGTGGACCTCGGAGCCGACCCCAATCTGGTACTGCGTGTCGACGTCCTTCATCTGCCGTTGCAGCACGTACCGGACGGCCCACAGAGCAGCCGCGCCAGCATCGGGGAACTCGGATCCCGTGTATTCGTCTCGGAGCGTCATTTCGTTTTCACTCCTCTCTTCGTTCTTCAGTTGTGGACTCGCCGAGAGTCGAACTCGGGTCCGCAAAGTCTCAGTTCAATCCTTCATCCACGTGCGTGTTCGGCTCGAACTGTCTTCGCCGCGCCGACTCAGCGAAGCCTTGAGCGCCTCCACCACCCGGTTCAGGAGCCGGGACCCGCGTCCGTGTGCTTGTGCCTGCCCGTTACTCAGACTCCTCGCGGGCGAGACAGGCGGTCAGGCCGCCATCAACTCCTCTTCGGCAGTTGTTGTTCGTCCAGCCGTTTTAACCCGGTGACCAGACAACCCGGGGCACGCAGAATTGAACATCCTCCTCACGTCGAAACCGTTACGAGCCCAAAACACAATCCACTTATCAGTTTTCACGGCACCACTCCCCATTGAGCGTGCCGGTCCGTTCCTCTTCTGTCATTTCGATTTCGAACCCGCACCGCAGGTCGTTCAAGTTCGTCCACCAAAGCCGGTGCCCGCGGTTCCGCACGATCCGCACCTTGCGGCCGAACTTCTCCAGAGCGTAGCGCCCGATCTCGTTCCGTGCTTTCACGATTTCGTCCCGGCCGCGCATGCCCCAACCGCTCGTGATGAAGATGCTGTTCATCGCGCCGAACACTTCGATGCAGTTCACGCCGCCCTGGTATCGAAGGGCGTACGCGCGGACGTCGGCCATGATGGAGAAGATGGATGCGGGTTCCGAAGTCATCTTGATCGCCGTCGCTTCCATCACTTCACAACTTCGATGAGGTTCAACTTGCGCCCGCACGTCTCGCACTCGGGCTCCCACTTGTACGTCGCGATGCTCGCGCGAACGTCCGCGATGGTCAACTTGCTGACCTTCTGACCAGAGATGTCCCGACCCGTGTATCGAGCCATGTTGCCGCAGTGCTTCCCGCAGTAGCAAGCGCCGTTGTCCGTGAGATACAGGGCCTCGTCGTCCAGAATCGGCTTCTCTCCGCGCTCCCGCTGACCTCTCGTGATTCCCATTTTGATTCCCTCCTGCGTTCTGCCCCGCGTGCCACCGCGGCGCTGTCCATACCCTATGTATAAACCCTTGGGTTTAGAGAGTCAAGCATTATTTTGGTCCACCGTGCGCTTTTTCTTGAGGGTCCGGGAAGGCTCCATTTAGCGTTTTCCACGCCAGCGCAGCGCACGAGGGCACCTGCCCGTTCCCGATCGCCTTGAGCCGGTTGACGCGCTGCGGGATGCCGACCGCCACGCGCGGCACGCCCTCGGGTTCATCGTCGAACCATTCACCCGCACGGGTGCGCCGTTCCCATTCATCGAACGCCTCGCGGGGCAGCGGTTCGAGCGAGGTCCAGCCGACGGGCCACCCCATGAGCCACTCGACCCAATCGGGCGAAAGTTGCCCCCCCCCGTTCGCTCCCGAGATCTGCTCTCCCATCGCCGCGTTCAGCGGTTTCGAGTTGCGCGACATCTGCGACGGTGACCCGTTGTTCTTCGCGTCCTGTCCGGTCGGCGTCGGCCATTTCTCTCTCATCACTCATCGTCTCCCCATCCCGCCGTCTCCTCGTATCCAGTCCGTGAGAGAGATCCCCGGATGTGCTCGACTCGCCTCGGTGTTCCGTGAGCCCCCCCCCCTGGAGTCGCCGACCGTTGGAGTTGGGATTCCGGGCCATTCATTCCGTCTCGCCATCGTCCCGAGACTCGCCCGAATTGGCCCGACACGCCCGAGCCCCCCCCCTGATTCGTTCCGTATTCCGTCGCCGAGGGGGTCGGGAGCACCGCGCGATCCGACGATCCAGATCCGCTTTCGCAGGTGCGGAGCTCCGGCATCGTCTGCTCCCAGCACTCCCCACCGAGCATCGAGCCCCATCTCGGCCAGGTCTCCGAGAACTCTTCCGAGCCCCCGAGAAGTGAGCATTGGGGAGTTTTCCACGAACACGAATCGCGGTCGTACCTCGCGAATGATGCGAGCGAACTCGGACCAGAGGCCGCTCCGATCTCCGTCGAGTCCGGCACCCTTGCCGGCGCATGAGATGTCTTGGCAGGGGAATCCGCCTGAGACGACGTCAACGAGTCCGCGCCAGGGCTTCCCGTCGAAGGTTCGCACGTCGTCCCAGATAGGGAAGCGCGGTAGACATCCATCGAGCTGTCGTCGGAGTAGCACCTCCCGACAGTAGGGATCGATTTCGACCGCGGCGACGGTGCGCCAGCCGGAGAGGAGTCCTCCGAGAATTCCCCCGCCAGCTCCGGCAAAGAGTGCCAACTCATTCAACGGTCCCTCCATTTACTGTGTTCCGTTTTGGAATGTCCTCCCACCGCGTCGGCAGAAACCGCCACAAGGGCACGACCAGGAACATCGGCCACCCGTTCCGCGCCACCGCGGCGAACAGTGCGCAGAGCACCACGTTCTCCCGGGTCCAACCTTGGCCCGGGTCCAGCCGGTCCACGCACACATTGAGCGGCCCACCGGAACCGAAATCGTACGGTAGATTCGTGTACCGGCACAACCCACCTTGTTCTCGGTGGATTTCGAGCAGGTCGTTCGTCGTGAGGCAGCTCCCTTCAAACCCTCCCCGCTCGTGGACCCTTACGAGCCTGCTACGAATCGCAATGAGAACCGCCCACTCCTCTCCCTTCCGAGCCAGGGCCCGCGCCTTCGACTTGCTCCGCTTCCCCTTCCCTATCGCCTTCTCTTGGAGCGTCATCAACTCCCCCGTGAGTTGTTTCACCCGCTCGACCAAGTACTCCAATGGCCGTCCCTCTGGCTCGCTCTTTTCTCCACTGTCCATTTTCTCTCCTCTGTTGAAATACACGTACATCAAACCAGCGGCAGCCCATCGCACTCGTCGTCGTCGGTCGGCAACGGGTCGTTTGAAATCCACCATTCGAACATCTCTTCCCACGAGTCGAACTTCGCATCCCCGAACCACTCGACCCCGCCTCGCTGAAGTTTCCCCGTGCGCTTCTCCCACAGAAGCCGGAACGCTTTCCGCCATAGTCGTTCGAACCGCGGCCAGCGCGCGAAGTCGGCACGGCGTCGAGTTGACATCGGACATCCAACGCACCCGAGGCGCTTGAACCCTTCGTCGTAAAGTGAACAGTATGGGATCTCGCGGCTTCGGATGTACGACCACACGTCGTCGTCGGTCCAAGAAATGATCGGGTTGATCACCCACTCGCCCGTCCGCTTGTGCGCCGTGACTTGCTTCCAGGCGTTGCGACGACGCGGAGATTCTGCGGCGCGGATTCCAAATATCATCCGACGCCCAACCGGCGTCTGCGTTTCCTTGTATTCTTCACAGCACCACCGTCGCCGACGAGTCGGAAATCCGTTCGTCAATATCCGCTTGAAAAAGTTCCCGTGCTTCGAGTGCTCCCACGTAACATCCGGATGCTCGCGCTTGATGAACTTGCACAACTCCGGCTGGTCTATCGTGGTGACATTATAATGCCAGTCCACGGAGACACCCGACCGCCGCGCGATTTCCTTGATGACGACCGAGTCTTTGCCACCGCTGAAACAGCCGTAGTACGGGACACCGTTCTCCGGCGCGAACGTCTGTAAGCACAGCACCGCCGCGCGCTCTAGTTCGTCGAGCGAGACTCCACAACGGTTCAGTTTAATCTGCTCAGACATCAAAACACTCGCTTTCTGCTGTTCATAGGCTGTCGGTTATCAAAACCCTTGTACTGGCTCGCACCGATGTCTACCACAAGTCATCTGAAACAGCAAGCCATAATTGTAAAACCTAAACCGAACTTCCTTCAATACTCGATCGAGGTTTTTCGACACTCCGTTCGGTCAAATGTAGAAGCCCCACCACATTGTTTGTCTTGAGTGCTCGAGACCATCAACTAAACAGAATATTGTTTTTCTGAATTGGGCCGAAAACTGGCTATGCACCCATTTTTTGTTTTTTTTTTCGACGACCGGCGACTCCGCTATGACCGAAACACCCGCGGCAAGATGTTGGTACCGGAGCACACAAAGTAGGTGGAAGCGCACACGCAGGGGGTGGCCTTCGATCGCGCTATCTGGTCAGCACGCGCCTCACCATCGCCGCGGACCACGGCACGCCCGTCCTGGTCGCCAAGCCCTCGGCGTTGAGCTCCCTGGCCACCGTGGCGTAGTGAGGGCGCTTGCCGGCCACGTGGGAGGCTAGGAGGGCACGGGCTCGGGCCAGCACGGCGGCCTCGCCCGGGTAGTGGCCGTAGGGCTTGCGTCCCTCGCAGCGGCCCGTCTCGCGTCGCACCCGGTTGATGCCGGCGCGCATCTTCGCGCAGATCGTCGACTTGTCAAATTGTGCAACGGCTGAGAGCACTTGGCGGATGAGCACACGGGTAGGGTCGGCTGCGTCAGCGAGGTCGTTGCCAGTCGAGTCGAGCACGCGCACGTCGAGCCGCCGGCACTCGGCTAGGATGAGTTCGGACACCATCATGTCACGGGCCAATCGGTCAGAACTCTCAACGATTACAACGCGCACGCCGTTCGTCGCGACGTGGGCCAGGAGGGAGGCCAGCCCCGGTCGATCGTCGAACTCCCGCGTCCCGCTCACCCCATCGTCCACGTACTCTCCGACGAGCTCGTAACCCTCCCTGGTCGCGTACCGCTCGATGGCCTCACGCTGGCGCGGTAGGCCGCCACCATCAACCTGCCCGGGCGTGCTGACACGCAGGTAGGCTAGGGCATGAATCCTGATTTTCATCGCCATCTCTCCTCTCGCTGTTTCCGCTACTAACCCAATGATTATACATGGCGAGGTCCGGTGTCAATACCAATAGGTGCGAATTAGTAATCGAGTGACCACAACTGAGCCCGAGCTCACATGCCCGAGGCCGGCCGAGGCACGGGGTGCCCTTCCCTCTCGCCCTTTAGCTCCTGAAAAGTGTGGCCGCCCCTCACTAACATGGGTCATATCTGACCGAATTTGTGCCAGTTGTGCCAGGTTGTGCCAAATGGTTGTGCCATTCAGTGGTCATGCGGGTTTCTGGGCTGCTCTCGATGGAGGTGGAAGACGGGTCATGAGGTCTCGGGATCGGGTGCCCACGGTTCACCCGCGGCCCCTCGGGCTAGCGCCCGACGTCTCGGTTGGGTGCAGGGTAGGGAGTAGGATGGGGAGGGGATTCAGATACGGGTCTTCAAGCGGGCCGAGGACGGCCCAAGAAACCCGAGGCGGGCCAAGGCGATCGGTGTTCGGTGTCCGTCATCGTTCCCCGCGGGCCGCTGGAGAGGAACGGGAGCGTCACCCGGGAGAGGAGATCGGGTGCCCGCGCCCGCGGACCGGCGTTCTCCTCCGGACGGGCGACACGGTGTACTGGAGTCTCAAGCATGAGGGGGAAGCATGGACGATGGTCTTCAAGCAGGACCCAAACGAGCCGCGGGCCGAGCTCGAGCGGCTGATCTTCGATGGCGAGGCGCGGTCGAGCGCCAGCTGTCTAGTCAGGAGGTGATCGGCTGGCGTTCAATGTCAGGGCTCAACGTACCGCAATCATTGAGTGTGAGGTGATCGGCTGGCTACTTCGGCAGTTGGTTTCCGAGCGTCCCGAATCGTGGCTGGTGCACGGATACGGTGCCATCTGGATTCTCCACGAGACTCCCGCCGGCCGCGCGCACCGCGGCCTCATACCCTTCCCGGGTCGTCGTGTCCGGTAACTCCGGAGCACTCGGTCCTCTCGCTACCAGACACCCAACCCGATCACACCAGACGATGAAGCCGAAATCCGGATGCCGGGCCATGTACTTCAAGCTCGAGCCGCAGACAGGGCAGGGTCCGAGGATCTTCAAACCGGACCCGCCGTGCGTTCGGTGGTGCTCTTGAGCCTGGGCGAGAACGGATCCTTCTGGGTGACTGTCGTTCATCGAAGTGCCTCCGCCTCAACCCGTGCCTCCTGCAACGCCTCGTACAGCTTCGGCGCCCTGCCACCAGGATTCTTGCTCTCCTCATTCCACAACTTCTCGAACTCCGGCCACCTCCGCTCGAACGGCGCGAACCACGGCCAACGCTCCGTCACCCGGGCGAGCTCTCCCCTCCATTCAGGCACGATCTCGAGCAGCCGATGGCACCTTCGATAGTCGTCGGGGTCGTACGGGTAGTCGGCCCGATGCAGACCGCGGCCGGCACAGGCACAGAAGATCGTCTCGCTGCTGGTTCCGCGCTCCCCGTGGTCCCACCACCAAGCCGCTCGCTTTGCGATCGGTACTTCAAGCACGGGGACTCCGGACTTCTCGCCTCCAAGCCCGACCTCCTTGTATCCCGCGTGGCACTTCGGACAGGTCACGGCTTGAAGTGAAGCGAGCATCACGGCGATTGGTGCAGCCATCACCGTCTCGGCGTCAAACACCTCTCCGCATCGCTGGCACGTGAATCGCTGTAGTTGAATGTCCATCATGTTCGTTCTCCTGTTCTCGTGTCCGGCCATGAGATGAGCGCCCGTCTCGAAACCAGTCGTTGAAAGGAACAACCTTCCTTGCTCCTGGCCAAGATGCGCAACGCCCGCTCCCGCGCCCTGCGTTCCGCCCACCTGCCAAGCCCCAACGCTCGGAGCCACCACCGCGGCCGGAAGAACATCAGGATGGCGTCATCCTCGGACTTGAATTCGGTGTTGGCCAAAAACCGGATCTCGCGCTCAACGATACGGCTGACCCGCCGCGTGTTCATCGCGCGCTGGAATCTACGTCGGCTCGTGTTTAGGCCCTTCGGGTTCGCTTTCATGGTTGCCCCACCTCTTCTACTGTCCACCCAACGCCAACCGTGTTTTGCTTCGCCGTTACCCTGTACACGTGGCCACAAGCGCATCCGAGAGTCACATCTATTGGTGTCTGTATCGGAATATTTACCACCTGATGCTCTCCACACCATGGACAGTTAAACCCTGTGTTGAACATGGTTATCGCCGTTGTCATCTTCCTCTCCCTCCTCTCGGCACGATCTTCCACTCCACGGGCTCCGTCCCCACCCGCTTGGCGATCGCGTGGTCCAGTTGATTCAGGGCTCCAACCAAACCCAACCCCGCGGCCTCTATCCTCGCTCCACACGGTCGGCAGTCGGTTCTCAGGTAGACGAGGCCGGCGACCCGGCGTTCAGGCTCCGTCACGTCGGTCACGGTGATCGGCGCGTTGCAGAAGGGACAGCGGCGAGCGATGTTCATGCCTTCCTCCACGGGACGCTGTCGTTCTCTTCTGCATTTCGTCGGTCTGCCTTTTCTGCTTCCAGAAGTGCCACCATCGTTTCCCTGTCCGTGTCGTCCAGTTCGGACATCTTCAGGATGCTGAGCATGCCGGACTTCAGAAACCCAAGCGCTCGACGGAAACGTTCCGGGTCCTCCATGCGCAAACGTCGAATCAACTTCCGGAGTTCGCTCACGCCTGACTCCGTTTCTTGCTACGAATGGTCAACCCATCGGCGGTGAGACGCTCGACAATGCGACGAATTGTAAGACCGTCAGCAATGAGCCTTCGAACGACGGCGAGAACTTCCTGTTCGCCCTTATCGGCAACGATGTGTTTGCCATCGTCTGTGAGGTGAAATCCGAATGGCATATCTCCGAAAATGTCGTTCTTCGTGTACAGCCGTGCACGAGCCCGGATCATCGCCAACTCGTACTTATCGAGTGCCTTCAGCACGATGGAACTGAACTTTTCGGTTATCTCTCTGTCTTCGTCTGTGAGTCTCTTCAAACAAGCATCGGCATTCATTCTCTTCTTCATCCTTGCCTCCTCAGCGCCCTGCCGAGCACCCAAGCCCGGCCAACGATGTCGTTCGCGCTACTACGGTTCCGGTCCTCTACCTGTCCTCGGTACTCGAGCAGGTCTTCAAGCGAGTCAATCCGCGCGCACGCCTTCTCGTACTCGTCCCGCGCTTCCGGCTTCACCGTGGCGCAGTCGAGCAACGCCTCGGCGAGCTCCGCCTTGTGCGCGTCGGCCCAAGTCTCGAAGTCGGATCCGATCCAGAACTTCAGGCTCGACTCGACAACGTCGTGAGTCGCGAACAGCAGAAGTCCACCAACGTCGGCGCCATCTTCACACCGACGAGCTCCGTAACTGCCCTCGCCGATCGCCAGCACAACGGCAACCGCGGTCGCGTCGTTCGGAGCGTGGAAGGTCACGCAGTCGGACGGGTTGATGATTTCGTAGAGTTTCATGCTTCACCTCTTGCCAGCAACCAGATGGCAAGCCCTCGAAGTCCATCTCCAGAGGCGCAACCGAACACAGGCAGCCCAAGCCGTTCCGCTTCATCGTGTTCACCGATCGCGCCAGTCGAGTCTTGCCAGTTCGGAAGGAAGATGACTGCATCGCATCGGCGCATCAACTCGAGAGTGCCGTCCAAGAAGAACTCTCCCGGTTGAGCGTCCGAGAAATATCCGCGCGTGTTCGAGTGCGGGATCACTGGATACGCACCGAGAAGAGCGATCTCGTATCCAAGCGCTTCAGCCGCTCGGATGTTCTGCTCCTCTTGCCACCTGGAGTCAGAACGGAACGGCCCAGCGATGTAGATGAGACGCGGTTTCATCGGGTTTCCTCCTCTGCGAGTTGTATGCGAAAAATGAGACGCCCACAGTAGGGACAGAATCTGAAAGGCGTTCCGAATTCTGAACCACCCACGCTAGTTAGTACACCGCAGCCGGACTCACCGAGAACGAATCCCATCTCATCAATCTTCCAGGTGCAAGAATTGTCTTGTCCTGAAAGTTCCCTTTCCAGATCGGGCAACTTGGATGCGGCCTCGCGTGCGCTCGACACCATGGAACGCAGAATACAGCGACGACACTGAAACGTCATCGCGCCCGGGCAGCCGTGTACAACCTCTGTCGCGGGACGTTCACCACACACCTGACATGACCCGCTGGGAACAACAGGTGATGTTGGAGGTAGAATGAGCGCTCGTGTTCGAACGCCTGAAACAGAACACTTGGTCCAACTGCCAGACAGTTCATTCGTCAACTGCGTCACCTGACCGGGTAGAATCTTGAGATCGTCGTTCATATCCACCCCTTCTGCTCTGCGTACCAACTCGTCACTATCAAAACGCCTTCATCTCCAGCCTTCCACACCTCGGACTCTTCATGGACTTGGGATTGCGGGATCCAGGTCGGCGACTCCTCCAGTTCGTGCGACTCGACTTGAATCGCCTTTTCTGTGGACCGCAGACACCTGGTGTCGTTGAACCGTATGCCGTCCATCTCAACCCTCCTTCGGCTTCCGCCTCTCAGCGCCGGCGTTGTATCCCTCACACGCTGCGCTCCGAGCGTCCCTGTTCTCCGGGAACTTCTCGCACGCCCAGAGCCAAGCATCTGTCGCAACAACATCTGCCTCGCGTCTGCGCTCGTCTTCTTTCTGGTTCTCCAGCGCCTCTTTCTTCTCGATGCGTAGTCCGTACAAGGTCCACCCGAGGAGAATGCCAGCTGCGACGCCAACGACGAGCAAAGCCATGTTGAACGCGAACATCAAGGCATCAATCTCGATGGTCATCGATTCGCTCCTCTCTCACTATCCAAGGGCATGTCGTAATCCGCTTCCCACAGAAGCCTTCCTCGTCGCGGAATGCGCACTCCGATTCCTTCGGCTTCGCGCACCGAGGGCGAGGTGGAAGCGTGACAGGCCGAGTCTCGTCTTCCTCTCGAGTCATGGTCGAATACTATCACGCTGGGTACTCTCGCGGCCATTCGCCGGGCATAGCACCACGAACAGTTTCCATGGCAGCCCGTGAATACGTTGATCGTCTCGTCGCACCAGTCGATCTTCGAGGTCATGCTTCACCTTTCCCGAGCTCGTTGCCGACCTGGATCCATCCGGGTCGAATCACACGGCTGAACAACTCGCAGTACGGCCCCGGACTCAACGACTCCACGATCTTGAAGAACTCGTCGGGCTTGCCGCTATGCCGCGTGTACCCTGCTTCGAACGTCGAGCGCACCGATTTCGACAGCACTTCAGGCCGGCCGCGAACGCCGATTAGACAGACCTCGTGCTCCATCCGAACCGTTCGACCCATTCCGAACCACCGCTTGCCGGTCGTCGTTTTCTTGAGCCAGACGATCTCGGCCTTCGGCACGAATCCCCAGGCGCGCATCACCCGGAGCGCCTCTTCCTGCATCGAGGCGACTCGCCAAAGGAACAGTCGACAATCCGTGGCGAGCGTCCAGTCCGGCGCCGCGGCCGGACCACCCTCGCACGTCATCGGCTCCAACAACGACCCGAGGTACACCTCGAGATCGCTCGTGCCCATGCAGGCATAGTTCTTCTCGGCTCCACGTGCATCGCCGGGCAACTTGTCCCCGAACTTCCATGGAGGGTCGGCGCACAGCGTCTTGACCTCAATCATGGTCTTCCTCTGTCGGCACTCCCGGGCACTCGAGGCACTGGAGCCCGCGCCCGCTCAAGTACCAAGCCCGCTCGCCCCGTGGCACGAGCTCGCCGCACAGCCGGCACTTGGCGTTCTCCACGGTCACCAGGACCACTCGCCAGTCATCTGCTTTCACTTCGGTCATATCGCTCTCCTGTTCATCGTGTCGTCCGGTTGTCGCCTAACGTCTATACGTACGTTGTGCTGATTTCGTATCGCGAGTCGATTTCCATAATCAGTTTGTCAGCGCCTTGACGATCACCCGCATCTGGTCGCTCACCTCGCCGCCACGCTCGAGCGTGTTCTTCACGATGGCCAGGTGCTTCGCCGTGACCGCGATGTCGGCCTTCCCGACCTTGTACCACTCTAGCCCCTTGGCGAGCCCTACGACGTCCAGCATGCGCCCGGTGAGCCGGTAGTAGACCTCGAGCTCGGCAGCCAGCGCAGTCGCCTCGTAGGCCGCCCTGTGCGCTTTCGAGGTAAAGTACCGAGGCCAGAATCCCATCCAGCCGTCGTGTCCCTGCTCCACGTGCTCGCATTCGTGCGCGACGATGGCCACTTGCGCCGGCCACGGGTACTTGCCCGCTGCGCCCACCTTGAATGGCAGGTAGATGACGTCGCCAACAGTGATCGAGACGTTCTCCAGAAACTTGGCCTTGTCCTGCACGCCGATCGCGTCGAGCGCTGTGGCGAGCACCTTCACCGTTCCAGAGGTCGGCCCGTACGAGATCATCGCGCCGTAGTCGTCGGCGAGTGCCGAGCACACCCGCTTCGTCGCCAGGCCGCTGTTCACCTTGCCGATTACGTTGACCAGTTGAGTTGTCATTCCGCACACTCCTCAGCATGAACGCAGCCCGCCGTTTCAGCACCTTCCCAAATCAGAGCCGTCTCACAGCACTCCCACGCGCCCGGTCCGACCGCGGCGCAATCCTCAACCTCGTACCAGTCGCCATCGCTCGCGCACTCCTGAACCGAGGCTCCCTTGCACCGCGTGTCTTCCGGGTCGCATCCGTCGTGGCAGCCCTCGCTCAACAGCCCGAGCAGCAAGGAGAACACGACAGCACCGAGCATGATGTACCGGGCCAATGTGTTCAACATCAGATTCTCCTCTCGGCGATTTCGAAGCCGATCGCCCATATCCGCTTGTAGTAGTCTCGCTCCCAGGATCCTTTCCCGTAGAGCTTCTCCCAAATCTGGACGAACGCCTCGGTGGCAGCGATTGTCGGGTTGAAGTGGACCATCCCCTCGCGCACGGCATCACTAGGTCTAATCTCACCCAGGGGTTCAGACTTCATGTCGGTGATCCGCAGGACGAACGGCGCCAGCGCGGCAGGCATGACGCGGGAGGTGGCCCACTTGTCGTCCACAGGCACGACACTCGCATTGAACCGGTAGATCGTGTGAGCGCTGACCGCACGAAATGCGCACGTCGCCGCCACGAGCTCACCGACCTTGAACGGAGGCTTGACCGTTTTCATCGGACGGCGCGTCATGGACTTCTGCGGCGGCTTCATGGCCAAGGCCCTCATCATGTCGTCACTGAATGAAAGTCGCTTCACTTCGTACCTCCAGACACCGACGCCCTCACAGCCTCGAGCGCCTCGGCACGACGCAGACCATGGGCCGGAAGCCAGAACGACAGCCGATAGGACTGATCCTCGGCCATCCTGTCTCGCCATTTCCTCCACAACGGGTCACCAGGGCGTGCGATCGGGTCGCCTCTATTCGGACCGCCAGCGAGCTCCGTGTTAGGATTCCACGTCGAGTGCCCCGCTTTCGAATGCGCCCAGACGTTCGCAAACGGCACCAAGTCGGCGAGCTTGTCGGCGAACCCTTCCTTGCCCGCGGCAGTCGAACACGCGTAGAGAACGACCGTGAGGGCCGGCACGCTGTACGGCAGCCGAGCTTCCTGCGTTGCACAGATCACTTCGGCCAGACCATGCACGTTGGCGAGTCCATGGCCACTCACAATTAAACTGCTCGCGGTTCCATGGCCGAAAATCGCAAGTACGTCGAGCCCAGGCTCTCCGCGGATGGCTGCCTCGGTTGCGAGACGACGCTTGACGGGCGTGGATGGCGTGACGAATTCCAGGCGCCCGCCGCCGTGCAGTTTTCTGAAAGCCTTCTCCTCGGGCAAGAACGCGCCGGTCGCATCCTGCCACGGACGTCCGGTCTTCGGATTGATGCCTGTCCGGTTGTAGCCGGTCACGATCTCCAGGATCTTCATTCAGCACCTCCATCCACGTCGTTCGTCGCGGTCTCCGTCTCATCACTGGCAGGGTGATCTGCGACGCTTGGCGTCTCGGTCACGCACTGGCGCTCGTATTCGTCCGTCCAGGACTGAACGAGCGCGCCAAGGATCGTTGTCGCCGTGGCCGTTCCGAGCGTGGCGATGCCGAGACCAAGATCCCATCGCCGCTTCTCCTCGTCCGTCACGTCCTTGGGGATGAGCGTGGTGATACCTCCGACTCCGGTCAGACCGCCGAGTCCGTAGACGATGGCGCGGCCCGTGTTGCGCTTGTTCAAGAGCCGCTGGCAGTCCCGATCGGCGGCCTCTTGTAGTTCCGGCGGTAAAGCGGCCAGCCCGCCCGAAAACTCCGTCTCGGCCAGATCATAATCACTGGCTGTGAGCGCGGAGTGACTGCTTGAAATAGGTGCTACACCGTGCGCTCTCGGGGAGCAACCAAATGTGAGGAGCACGGCCACCGCGATGAGCGTGAGAATCGCGACGGCGAACGGTCCGAAAATGACGATGAAATAGGCGGCCTCGTTGTAGCGTTTCATGGTGCGCATCATGTGAGCCTCTTTCCTTTTTTCAGATTCTCTTCCGCCCAAAGCGGTTGAAGATTGGTGTAGTGAAAGCAGGCTCGTTGCTGCGCGGGATTGGAAAGGTCCCATGCGGCGCAGGGCACCAGATGATCTAAGTGCCAGCCCCTGCAACCATGATTCTCCCAGGTCATACCCGGTTGGAATTGCGCTTCGAGGTGCGTGCGAAGATCGGCGATAGAGCAACCAATCAACTTCATGGTGTGTGCCGATTTCGTGCCCCGACCCCTGAGCGCACAGCATATACGCACGCGAAGAATATGCGCCATTTTGAAATTTGGGTCTGTCGCGCGGCGGCGGCGTAAGTATTCACGCTGCTTTTCCGGGTGTGCGGCGCGCCACGCCAGGTTACGCTTGCGCTCCTGTTCAGCGTGTGTAACGCGGTATGCTTGTCGCTCTTCCCTGTGCGCGGAGGCGTACGCCCGGTCACGCGCCCTTTCCTCTTCTCTGTGTGCAAAGCGGTACACATTCCGCTTCTCGCGCTTCTCTTCCCTGTGCTCGACGTTGTACTCTCGGCAACGCTGGCGCCGTTCTTCCGCATGCGCGGAAAGGTACGCCTTTCGCTCTTCCTTGTGTGTGGCATTGTACGCACGACCGCGTTCGCGCAGTTCTTCCTTGTGCGCAACGTGATACTTTCTGTTGTAAGTGAGACGCTCTTCATGATGAGTGATCCGGTATTTGCGGGAGCGTTCCCGATCCGCTTCAGGATTTGCAGCGCGCCTCTTGCGGTTACTTTCGCGGTCTGCGTCTCGCACCTTCTCGGTGTGGGTGGACCGATATTTTTTCTTGGCTGCGCGACACGCATCTGGATGATCAGTTCTTCTCCTCCGCGCGGCCTCTCGATATTTCTCCGGATTGTCAGAACGTCGCTTGCGTTCACGTTCTAGCACTTCTTCTCTGTGCGATTGGCGATACCTTCGACAGCACTCGCGCTGCGCCTCGCTCGTCTTGTACACCCTCTCAGCCACGCGGAATCTCCATCGCTGCAAGCACTAGGTCCCGCACGACGTGAGCGATGCTGCACCGCCTTCGCTCCGCCTCGCGCTTGAGCCACGCGGCCATCTCGGCATCGAACTGAATCTGGAGTCTGTGGTCTTTTTTCATACGGTAATACTACATCATATTGAGGTAACTGTCAACCACTTTCGAAGTGATCGGCGGCACGCTGCGGGCCACCGGGGAGCAGCCGAGGAAGTGATAGCCAACGAGCGCGGCCATGAGGACGCAGATGATGGCGAAGATGGTGCGTTCGATGCATGTCATGATTTCTTCTCCTCGTAGAGATACGACCAGCCGCGAGAGGCGGCGTATCCCGATTGGTCGACATCTACCGGGAAGGACTGCGACCACTCACACAACTCCCGCCTTGCCGCGTCCCGCTCTGCCTGTAGCGCGTCACGCTGCGCGCGGAGGCCGGGGATGCAGGGATGGCCTTCCCACGGTGCGCCGTCGGGATGCGAACACGAATATGCCCCCATCCCTGTCCCGCCGTAAAACTTGCACGATGGGCATTCATTCACCGAGCACACCGGCTCATTGTCAACTATTCTCGGTTTAATTTCAGACACCATGTCTCCTGTCTATCCTGAGAATGTTATTCTCTCCTACTTCTTCCAGTTTCTTCCTATATGCTTCTGCGGCGTCCACCTCTGTGTCGTAGTATCCAAGCATTACTGTTCGGTTGTTAATTCGGATGGAAGAACCCCACTTTTTTCTTCGAGAACACCACGAAACTCCGATGAAGGATGACGAACCACGACCACCAATGCCGCGAGTTACATTGACCCTGTTGGTTGTGTATTCCAGATTGTCCACGCAATTGTTTTTCCGGTTTCCATCTTTGTGATGCACTATTTCACTAGACTGACCGATGAACATTGACGCAACCAACCTGTGGACTCTGAACCTTCTGTGTTGTGGTCGATACAAGGATACAACCAGATAGCCATCACGATCTTCTGAGAGATGCTTGATTCGCGGGGAGCGATTCTTAACCCCGTTTTTCCCCCACCATGATCGCACCCTGCCAGCGTTACTAACATCGTAGCCATCGCGACCGAGAATCGGCTTCCATATCTCCCCGTCCACGATGCGGGGCGCGATCTTCGTATTAGTCATGCAGCTGTCCTGTTCTCTGCGGTGTACCACTCAGTATTGCGACCAAGTCGCCACGTCTCCAATTTGGTTCCGGGTTAGTTCGCTCCCATGCTTCGAGGTATTCGATCGCCGCGTCCCGCTGCGCGCGTAGGGCTTCGACGTGGGCGAGGAGGGCGTCATAGGCGGCGCGTTTCGTTTTGGCGTACCCTCGATAGGACGTGCTGAGACACGGTTCGCTGTCCAGGTCCGTGACAGCATTCTCGAACGCATCCAGCAACTCCTCGAACTTCTGGGTGGTCATGGCGCTTTTCCTTTCTCCATCTTCACAACGACTTCCAGCGGGGCGAAGCGCCCGTTTGCGTCTAGGTGCGCGACGGCCCGTTCCAATGCTTCGGTTATCTTGTCCTGACACGCCCGGCAGATTACCAGCGACGGAGGGTGCGGCGGCACTCCGCAACCGTTCGCGCACGTTGTCAGCGGCTTCATTTTCCGCGTCATCTCCCCTCCTCCTCCCCCGTCTTCGCGGGCACCGGCAACGGAGGCAAACATTCCCGCGCGTTGTCCGCAATCATCATGGCGAAATTCGCGACGTCGGCGGCTTCGTTGATGACGCGTAGTACGAGCACGTTGGTTCTCGCATCGCCGTCGGACGCCGCGAGTTGTCTGAGCGCCGCTGTCAGTTCCTTGCGCTCCTCTTTCATTCGTTCGAGGAGCCAGTCGGCATCGCAACCGATCCAGCCGGGCCGGTCATCATGCTCGCGGAGCTTCCGCTCCATGTGCTCGGCAAACCACCGGACGGATTCGCGCACGAGCCCATCTGGAAAGTCTCGAACTACTAACGAGCTACTAACCGGCGCGGGATTGGTAGTTGGCGCGTCGGCGGCGGCGAGGACGGCGCGGGCCAAGTCAGTAGCGGGGAGGTTGCCATGCCGTCGCAAAACCGCTGCTCCCAGCTCGACCCTCGCATCGGACAGCGGCGGGGCGGGGGCAACACGAGGATCGTCATCGTCGCGGATGGCGTACGAAACGATTTCATCGAACCGCCCATCGTCCGACTTCTCGCACGATGTCCGCTCGGCGCTACCAAGGACGACACCCCAACAGATGTCATCGACGTTTTCGCTCCACCCGTCGTCGGCGGCGTTGTCCGCCTCTTCCTCTAACGTCGCCTCAGCCTCGGAGCGGGCCTCGTCCGCAGTCTTGTGGAATGAAATTCCGTCCATATGATCGTAATCGAAATACCGTATCATGCTCCCTCCTCTTTCTGTCCCTCTGCCTCTGCAAGCGTCGTGCCTTCCAGAGGTAAAAGTTCTACCTGCCAAAAGCGTTCCGTCGGTAGTCCGCGTTGCACATTCCAGCAGATCGATACGCGGCTAACCCGGTATCCGTTCTCCTCAAGAATCGCCAGGGCTATGAACCCGTTGGCGTCTAGCCCGCTGGTCGTCAGTTCGATGGTCGGATACTCGTAGGAATGTCCCGGCCCACCCTGACAGCACTGCACCGTCTCGATGTTGTGGTCGTGCAGCAATCGCACCGGGGGGCGGATTAGCGGGTCCAACTCCTCGTACCATTCGTCAGGATACCTTGCCATTGTTGTCCCCTTTCATATCGTTCTCTTTCGCAAGTCCCGTGCCCGGTGCGGGGCGGGACAGATTGAATCGAACGAAAGCCTCGTGCGCTTCTTCGGCCGTTTCATAAAAACCAATGTTGGTGTGTTTCCCGAGCACCCTTGTCTGCGCTCTCCAACCATTTCCACTTTTAACGACACCTTGATACCCGGAGGTATTGTTCTTCTGCATTTTCCGATTAAGACCATTCAGCGAGTGATTAGTGTTTCTGAGATTTTCTCGTCGATTGTCTAATCCATTTCGATTGCCATGATCAATCATCCGATAGTCCGGACAAATAAGTCTGTGCATAACCAAGGTATCCCCGTTGTTTCTGGAATTCGCGTAGTAGGTGTTTTTATCCTTATGGGCATACCATCTTTTGTCTTCTATCAGTACCAAATCCGCGGCATCTATAAGGCATACTCTGCCTTGTGTTAGGCCGATGTAGGCGATGGTTCCTTTGATCGCAAAATGGTTTCTACCAATGGTGACTCCATAATTGTCACACAGGGGAATTAACTCGCGAAACTTGGCGTCCCCCATCGTCAACATTTTCCTTGTTCTCAGACCTTTTCTATTTCCGTGCACCATTGTTTCCTACCTTTGGGCTTTATCAGCGAGGAAGGCGGCGAGTTGCTCCATAGCCTCGTATGGGCAATCCTGCGCCTCAAACTGGTCGCACCACTCGCCGAACGCCCTCGCTCCGTCGGCCACACCGGCGGCGTGGCCCTGCATGTAGCCCTTCTTGTATGCCAGATCCGAAATGAAGTAGTCTTCCCCGAGTTCCGCGCTGTTCTTCTCCTCCCACTCATGCGCGGCTATTCTGGCTTTCTCGCCCGGTGTCGGCTCTCGGATGTCAGTCATGGGGGTGCTCCTTCGCCGCCAAATATCCGCCGGAATAGACATCGTAGCCCACATATCGAGATATCAGCACAGCCCGATTGTCTAACTCGGGATGTCTGCGAAGATGACCACAAAATGCCCGCACTGTCCGACAGGTGCAATCCGTCGATGCGTCGTGGTCTTTCGGGAGGTCTTTCACCCACCTTCTTTCGACATGATCCCACCATGTCACCGGAGAATCCTCTGTCGGGCATACCGACATGAAGTATCGCTTCAGACGCCTTCCCTTGGGCTTCTCGTACTTCATTTGCCGTGCTCCTTTCGCGAGGCCAGGCGTTCGGCAATAACTTCCGCGCGCCGCTTCTCGACAACCACGCTAGCTTCTTCCGGTGTAGCGTAGCATCCGAGATATTCATCTTTCCTGCGGATCTTCAGTCTGGCAGTCCACGGATTTTTCTTGTTGTTATCTCCAATGTGAAACGAAACTCCAGAGAAACCAGATGTGTTGTTTTTGCGGATGTTGCCATTGAGTCCGTTAATCACGTTATCTGCAACCCGAAGATTACTTCTCCTATTGTCCAACCCGTTTCTGTTGATGTGGTCTATTATCCGAGTATTCGGCAATATTAGCTGATGCATAAATAAGGTTTTGTCCGGATTATGTATGCTTGTTCTGGCATAGAAAGTATTTTTGTCTTTCTTTATGCTCCATCGATATTCACACACCATCGGAAAATCAATAATATAAATCGAGCAAACATGCCCTTTGGTCAAACCAATATACGCAATGTCGTCAACGGTCAGATAGGGGTTCTTCCCAGGAGTGAACCCCGATGACTCAAAATTGGTGAACATGGAAACTAACTCTTCTAGTTCCATCGTCGGTCGCTTCCATTTAGCCATTGTTCTTGCTTCCCTTGATAATACGTGCGAGCGCCGCATCGATGAATTGTCGCGGTGTCCACTCTAGGGATGGGCCGCAGAGTTCGCCCTCCATGTCTTCAATTCTGAATCTCACACCTGGAACGCATTGTTCGTCACCAACGTCCTCAACGATAGCGAACGACAACAGCCAATCCAGACGCTTCGTATCCTCTCCGCGTTCCTTGACCGCATCCTCGCGAGCGGCGGCGAGCTTGCGCGTCAGGTCCTCTATCTGGTCGTCTCGTATCTGAACGTCGGCTTGTGCCGCCTCCATTTCATCTGTCGTCATCCATCCGATGCAGTGCTCCTCGCGCATAATGAGGTCGGCCACAGAGTTCACCTCTTGTTCGGTGATGTCCTTGCCGCGCAATTTCTCACCAGCGATTCGAACGGCTTCGCGCACCTTCGCCACGGCCCTATCCCGCTCCGCCTCCGCAGCCGCGAGCGAGGCGAGGGCGGCGTCTTCGCTTTCCTTCGCGCGTGTAATCGATCTCTCGGCGAATTCGTGCGACAGGCGCAACTCGTGCTCTAAGCGCCTGATGTCGTCACCGGCGAACTCGATGCGCTCGCGATAGTTGGCTTCTTCGTCCGTGCCGTCGTCGAGAACGTAGGTCGGCAGGTGCTCATCGATGTCCGCGCGCAACGTCTCGACAACTTCATGCAGGTCGTCGTAGTCGGACTCGATGTCGCTCGCCTTTTCCTCGGCCAACTTGAGCTTGGCGAGGGCGCGGTCACGTTCGACGATGAACATGGCAGCTACGATGTCATTGGTTTTGAGATCCTTTTCCGCCATATCCGCGCGCTCCACCTTGGCAAACAGCTTTCCGTCCAGTTCCCCGTAGTCGGCCTGCACCTCTTGTAGTTGCACGTCGAGGCTTTCCGCTCTCGCAACGGCGGCGTCTCGCTCGGTGCAGAGTTCGTCCGCATGGAGCCGGTAGTCTTCCGCCCGCTCCCTTTCGGCCGCGAGCGAGGCGGTGAGAGCTGCGATCTCGCGCTTGATCGAAATCAGATAGTCGTCCGCATCGTACAACCCGGCACCGATGGCGAGACGTCCGAGCGCTTGCAACTGATCGGACAAGCTGGCCTGTGACTGTTTCGTGTCCATCTCACCCATCCTTCCGCCCCGCAGCAAAGAATGACTCGTATTCTTTGTTCCCGTACTGCCCTCGCGTGAGGTTGATGACTTCCTGCACGGTGTACCGCGACTTCAAGCCGCCCTGTCCCTGCACGAATGCTCGGACACCCGCCTCGCACGCCCCGGTTATCACCCGATAACTCGCGATGGCTTCCTTGCCCGTGATCTTGCGGTCCAGCTTCCACCCGACGTACACGCTCTTGTCGCGCTGGCTGACCTTGTACAACAGCGACTCACGCGCCTCCTTGATGGTGTCACCGTGTGAGTACGTGCCGTCGGACTCGATGCAATATGTGACCTTCGTCTTCCCGACGACTCGGATGCTGTGGACTTTCGCCACACCGCGCAGATCTCGAGTGCTCACGATCTCAGACAGAATGCTGTCCGCAAACAGGAAGCCTTTGCGGAGGAACGCTCGGCCAACTCTGGTGCGGGCACCGACATCACCGCATTCTTTCTTTCTCAGCTTCGGGAACGAGGCCTTCGTGTCCGCGCCGCTGCAATAGAGCCCGCCGCCCACCGTGCTCAGCTTCGGGAACGAGGCCTTCGTGTCCGCGCCGCTGCAATAGAGATAGCCGCCCACCGTGCTCAGCTTCGGGAACGAGCACTTCGTGTCCGCGCCGCTGCAATAGAGATAGCCGCCCACCGTGCTCAGCTTCGGGAACGAGGCCTT